TGACTGAACCACTACGTAGTTCCGATGACATCGATGGAACATGCTTTGAAGTGCCATGCTTTCTGGTAGGCGCTACGGCACAGGATGACAGTGGGGAGTTTCTACCTCCTTTGGCCCCAGGTTTCCGTCGTGTCGTAGCGCCTCAATTTTTCTACAAGGTTCTAGGCGAATATCCAAGCCAGGATATAAACGTATTGATAAGTGAAGACTGGATAAACGCAGCGCGTAGTAGATGGGACATGCTGTCAGCGCAGAACGGATTCAACGTCCCTCCAGAAGGAATCAGGCCACTACTAGGAATGGACGTAGCAGATGATGGAGGTGACTACAATACAGTAGTGATGCGCTACGGCGGCTACGTACAGGTGCCGTTGAAATGGCGCGGCCTTGACATAGAGCTTTCAGCGATAAAGGCGGCACAGATAGTGGCACAGTGCGACGGCTTAGTCCTCAACGTGGAATCAGACGGCTTAGGCGCAAGCGTAGCTCCTACGGCTTCAAGGCAGTGGTACTGGAAATGTAGTGACTGTGGAAAGACTTTCATAGAGCACGAAACAGAGGTATGTAGTGAGTGTGTAGAAGAAGGAAAACAGGGGAAATCGCTGCAAAGAAAACATGTGAATGCGAAAAAGATCAGGGTAGGCTCAAAGCCCGATTCAAAGAAAGTGATAGTGGACAACGACAGCGGAATAGAGAAGGCTGAATTCGGAACACTACGCGACCTCCTCTGGTGGTCACTACGTGAATGGCTCAGGACCGATTTCTCATCCGCACTCCCTCCAAGCGAATCACTACTAGACGATCTCAGAGTCATGACATTCGAAGTCATCCAGGGCAAATTGAAAGTCCTCTCAAAGGACTGGGTGAAAAAAGAGCTGGGAAGATCGACAGACGAAGCAGACGCACTACTACAAACCTTCTACAGGATATCGGCCCCAAGAGTGAGACTGATATGACATTCACTACTACTACTACCAGCAACAACTTAACTACACAGGCAGGATGCTTCAAATGCGGCTACCTCATTTGCAGATGCGGAGAGAAGATGCTCTGTCATGGATGCAATCACTACAAAGAGATAGCAGTCACTACACTTGATGGAAGGTTCTGCCATGAATGCAGCACTATATTCAAGGACAGGATAGAAACATAAATCACTACACAAGGAGGAAATAGTAGTGAGAGTGGAGATCAGGTGCAAATGCGGCGGAAGCATAGTAGTGGAAGGTGATTCCACAAGCGATGATTCCACAACCGTCATGAAGGAAAGCATGGAGAGATGGGCAAAGCTGCACAAGGCATGTACTACTATGAACAGTAGTAGTAATAATAGTAGTAGTGAAGATGAAACACAGCAGCATAAAGGGAAGCCTCACTTCAGAGACCCATACGGTGATGGATACATTCCCTACACGTAAGCCACTACGTAGTAGTAGTAGTAGTAGCAGTAATAATAGTAGTAGTGACAGTGAGGAGACAGCGGTGAGGAATCCTGAATGCAAGTGTAATTGCCATGACCCGTATTTCCTGGAAGCAACGGAGACGGAGGAACATGAGGACTGTGGGGAATGCAGGGAAGTGGTCAGGGATGAAAGAGGCTGGTTTGCAGAATCGGAAGCATGGCTGGACGGTTTTCTGTGGTGATGTTGCAGAGCGGAAGTCAAAGGAAGGATGAGGTACTACATAGTATGGTAGAGAGAATGCGTTTAATGCATTCAAATAGAGGCAGTGGTGAGAAGGGGTGAGGTACTACATAGCCTAATGAAAGAAATGCGTTTAAAAGCTTTCAGTGGAGCAAAACGTCTGAGAGGGGGGTGAGGTAGCGGTGAATGGTGTGAATAACAGCAATACAGTGCGATACAGCGAGAAGGGGGGTGCCGCGCACCTCTCGCCCCAGGCCCTCCAGATCCAGAACAACTACGTAGTGATTCCATTCACTACACTATGTAGTGCCTTTTTCACTACACTACACATAGTAGTGACTACGGATTAGTAGTGATATGGATGCCGAGCACAGGAAAAGGATTCGCTTTGTGTGGTCATGTAGTGATTATTCCCATCACAGCCACAGGTACAAATTCAATGCATGGCTGTGTGGGAGGATACAGTATGCGATAGTAGTGATTAGGAACTGGCTATGCTCTGTCAAGTCGATAGTGTAGTGATTCATTCCATAAGTGGAGGTGGATTGAAAAAGAACGGCACAGATTCCTCCAGAGAGACCTTCCCAGGATTCCTGAGACGGTCCAGGCTGCATTTTCTCTCTGAAAAGGTACAAACGTACTGGAATGGGTTAATCACTACGAATAGTAGTGACTACGGATTAGTAGTGATTCATTCATCCAGAGGCCCTGGAGAGGAGAGGGGAACTAATCACTATGTAAATGCATTCACTACTATTAGTAGTCGATTGAAATTAGTAGTCGATGCATGGAGAGAATCTGAGGAGGCAGTGAAAAAGAAACCACTACTAAGTGTAGTCACTACTATTCGTAGTGATTTATTTTTCCGCCCCATTTTCAATCGACTACTAAGTGTAGTCACTACTAATTCGTAGTAGTAGTGAAGTGCGTAGTGAAAACTTTTTTGAAAAATTTTGTGCGTAGTGGTACGGGGGGATCGATTTTTTCACTACGTTGGGGGGTGGGGGGCTGGGGAACACCCCCTCTCACAAAAGTATGAAAAACAGTTCAGAACAACTTAGTAGTGACAAAAGCATGAAAGGCAGTTCCGCATCACTGTGTAGTGAAATCCCCCCAGCCGCATTGCTGTGGGAGGGAGGCTTGAGGGAAGAAATTTTTTATATGCACAGCAACGGGCCTGTAGGACTTAGTAGTGAAAGAAAGTAAACCGATAACTGAAAACACAAAAGAAACTACTACCTAAAGGAGGTTAGTGGCGATGGCTGAGGTCAGGGTTCCAAGCGAGTACATGGACAACTTTTATTATTCCACTACTACCAACTCTTCAGCTTCAACCCTTTCGTGGGAAGGGACAGCCAGCATGACATGGGACTCAACCAGTGGCTTCACGCCTTGGCTGGATGAGAACAAAACCGGATGGACTACTACTATCTACACCTCAAATCCCGAACAGGTTCTGGAAAGGCTGGAAAAGCTGAAAGGCATCTACAACGGAGTAGTAGCGGCTAAGAAGCCTGTGTTCGAAAAGCCCAAAATGGCTGAGACGCGCAGGAAGCAGCTGAAAGAGGTTTTGAACGACAGGGAGATCGACTTTTGAGAACTGGCATGAATCGTGCAAGGCAGGATTGCAGGAAAGACTATCCTCTGAGGTGTGGCCTATGAAGATATTTGGGTACGAGCTGACCATAAGGAAAGAGAAAGACGACTACGCCAAGGCGCGTAGCCGCTACACTTCAAAGATCCTGTCCGACTTTGACTACGATAGGCCGTTGTGGACGGAAGGGAACTACTACTCGCTGCTGCAAGCCTACAGGAGCTGGGTGTTTGTGTGCGCGAACAAAAACGCTACGTCGTTTGCCTCTGTCCCTCTCAGGCTGTACAGCGGCAAGGAAGTAGTGGGGGATGACGGTAGGCCGAAACCTGTCAAGATAAAATGGCCTACGAGACCTGTGAGCGACAGGCAGCGGCTGAACCTGATGGAGAATAGTAGTCTGATGCAGCACAGGATGTTCAGGAAATCCGTGGACGTAGTGGAGATAACAGACCATCCGTTTCTGGAGATGATGAACAACGTCAATGGGTTCATGAACAGTTTTTCGTTGTGGGAGCTGACAGAGCTGTTTCAGGAGTTATGTGGGAATGCCTACTGGTATGTAGTGAGGGATGGAGTAGGGACTCCGGTGGAGCTTTGGCCTATCATGCCGCACATGATAAAGGTCATCCCTGACAGGGAGAAATTCATAAAGGGATATCTCTACGAGAGCAATATGAACAGGGTGAACATGGAGGAGAAGGAAGTAGTGCACTTCAAGTTCCCTTCACCTACGTCGTTGTACTACGGGAGGGGGCCTTTGGCCGCGATTACCGATATCTACGCCATAGAGCAGAACATGAACAGGTTTGAGAATGCCATGTTTGCGAACATGGGGAGGCTGGATGGCGCTTTTGAAACGGCGGAGGAATTGAACGACGTTGAATTCGAACGGCTTAAAAAGGAGATACGCGAGAGCTTCTACGGAGTGCACAACGTTGGGAAATCCCCGTTGTTGGAGAAAGGGGTTAGCTACAAGAACTACGGTTTTGCGCCTAAAGAGCTGAACCATATACAGGGAAGGGCGAAGATAAAAGAGGCCATAGTGAATGCCTTTGGGCAGTCGATGGGGATGTACGACAAGGACGCTACACGCGCAAACGCTGAAGTCGCTACGTTCATGTTCATGCGCGACACTATTAAGCCGAGATGCCTACGCGCCGAGCAGAAGCTGAATGAGAAATTAATACCGCAGTTCGATCCTGGCCTTTGGGTGGCATTCGATGATTGTGTGCCTGAAAACAGGGAGGTGAGGCTGAAGGAAATTGAGGCTCACTTGAAATCTGGATATTCGACTCCTAACGAAGAGAGGCGCAAGGACAACATAGAGGATGCGGAATGGGGCGATAAGCCTATCCTTCCAGGCGGCTACGCTCCTCTTGGAAGCATTCCTCCGAACCAGACAGGGCAGGGAGCTGGGCAACAGGGCGACGCTACGGAGGAGGAGCTTGCGAAGTTTGTCGATGAGGTAGTAGGGACTATCTTGGAGAAGCTGGGCAGCCAGGATGTAGTGAAGAGGCTTGCGGCATGAGATGGAGCAGCATAGTCACTACATAGAAGACAGCCAGCTGAAAGGGCTGATAACGAAGGCACTACTGAGAAGCCCTGACTTCAAGGAAGCTTGCGCTAATATAGTAGTAGAGAATATAAGGAAAGGGCTGAACGACAGGCGGCTACTCTACGAGATAGAGCTTTGGACGAAGTTCGTGGAGCGTAGCACTACGTGGGAGAGGAAATACAGGGACAGGATGATAGAGGTGCTGGGGCAGCTGGGCAGTGAAGTCTATGCCAACATGAAACGCTACGGGAAATTCCATGTGGCTAAGAAAGAGGACTTGTCCGACTGGATACCTCTTAAAGGGAGGTGGGAATCAGTACTACACAGGGAGAGCATGATCCTGAATCAGGCCATAGTTGAGGACTACGGCAAACAGGCTATGGCTGAGCTTAACGACTACTACGAAGTGAGCAAGGAGAAGAGAGTAAAGACCGCGATGGCGGAGCTTCCATTTTACAATCCGGTCACTGGGGAGGAGAGATGGTTCGATGCCAACAATCCGAACGTAGTGGCAAGGCTTCAACAACGCAGCATCAAATTCGCCAAAGAGGTAGTAGGCACTACGGAGCAGCAGATAAGGGGGATCCTCGCGGAAGGGATAGGACAGGGCGAAGGGATGCGAGAACTACGCAACAGGATTCGCAGCTACTTTGAAGGAGATTCGATAAGGAACAGGGCGGAGATGATAGCGCGTAGTGAGACGATATGGGCCTCCAATGCAGGGGCTGTATCCGCCTACAAGCAGAGTGGCGTAGTGGAAGGAAAAGAATGGATAGTGGCGGATGACGAGCGCACTTGCGACTACTGCCGTAGTATGGGAGTTCAATATGGGAAGGGCAGAGCCGTAGCGTTGGACAGGCCATTCTTGAACAAGGGAGACTACGTATTCGCTGGAGCCAGAGCGCCGCAAAGCATTCCTGGGGTGGCAGGGTTCCTGCCAAACTGCAAGGGCTACGGAGATGGAATCACAAAGGGAACACGTAGTTGCCTCACTCCGTTTGATGTGGCAAGGTCTAAAAGGGCTAAAGAAGCTTATACCGCTTGCACAAAAGAAATGACAGATAAAGGTGTCCAGTTTGAGAGGAAACTTGCAAAGAAGCTGGGCCTTACATGGTTGAAGAACAACGAACATTGGGACTGCCTGAAAGGTGGGACGATAGCAGACTACTACGCAAGAAGTAAGAAAGTGACAGACGTAGTGGAATGTAAAAGGCTGATGGTCAGACAGGCAGATCGTATCACTTGCAAGAACATACCTAAGAGAAATGCAGAGGCGGCGGAGTTTGGGAAGCACATAAAAAAGCACTACGTTATTTTCGATGACCGCCCTGGCATGGGTGGACAGTTGTACTACGCGGATAAATTGGGCGACTTTCGTTTTGGTACAAAGGGCAAACCTCCAAGGAATTTAAAGAAAGTCACAATGGAAGACATAGATGGGTTTATCAATCCTGAGAAGAAACGACGACGGAGGTATTTTCATCTGGAGGTAGTGAAGTGAGTAGTGTCGTTTTCAAGTTGTCTCCTGCCATAGGCAGTGAGAAATGTGCTGGATGTGGGAAGCAGTCTGATAATGGCAGCTTTCCTCTGCGTTTCAACGGAAAGCCTATTTGTTTAGAGTGCATTGAAAAGCGATTCAGCGACAACATCACGGTAGCTACTACTGAACAAGTGATAGTGATGGAGTAGTGTAGTGAGTTATCATCTCTGCGATGCAAACGGTTTTCTTGATTTAGCTTGCACTACGGAAGGGTTGGGGCAGCTACATGAAGAAGTATTTGCATCAGAGGGATTTCCACTACTGAAAGACTTTCTGGAAATGGGCGCTTGTCTAATTACAGATCAGCTATTGGAAGAAATAGACTCTTTTAAGGCACAGGACAAGTATGTCCAGAATACAGTGAAGGGACTACGTAGGAATATTAGAAAGGCGGATCTCATAATCATTATCACAAATGGGGAAGAGACAAAGCCGAAACCACTGGTTGAATATTTGAAGGAAATAGACTTCTCGAAGTTTGAGGAAGAGGAGCACAGTAGTTACTATGATAGTGTAGTGGAAAAGGCTGGAGGTGCACTGGAGATCACTTATGAAAAAATAGACTGGCCTCCATTGCATCCGAAATGCTTCCTTGATGGGCAAGTGCCTGTCTATACCAGCAAAGGATGGAAAGCCATAGGCACTATTGTTCCTGGCACTTTGGTTCTGACGCACGAAGGAAGATTCAGAAAAGTAAAGGAGTTGTTAGTGACTCCATTACAGACACCGGATGCTACTAAGCTATCACTACATGGCAGGAAAGACAAAACGTTGTCCCTGACAGACGAGCATCCTGTCATGATCAATGGTAAGTGGAAAGAGATAAAGGATGTGCGTAGTGGTGACACGATCTCCTTCTTGGCTGGTAGTTGTGAAAGATGTGGAGCAGATATTCCCTACTTTAAAGACTACTGTAGTTTGTCTTGTCGTAGTAAGGACATAACAGATGGGCAATGGTCAAGACCAGAGCATAGAAAGAACATGTCTGAAAAGACTACACAGCAACTACATAGGGAGTACGCAAATGGGACGAGAGATCCTTATGTAATAACAAGGAAGGCAAATGCTAAAACAAGACTGCTAGTGAAGCAGGGACTACTGTCACTACAAAGGCCGGAAGTAATAGCTAAGATGATAGAGGCTACTAACACACCGGAACAGAGAAAAGCTAATAGTGATAGGATGAAAAGAAATAACCCTATGAAGGATAGGTCTACGGTTGAAAGGAGAACCAAGACCTATTTAAAGACACTACGTAGTAATCCAGATATTCATCCAAATAGGATAATGGCTCAAAGGGGGTTTATGAGCAGCCTTGAAAAAAAAGTCAAGGATGTACTAGACACTATGGGCCTCAACTACGAATGCCAATATCCTATATCAAAATACTTTGTAGACTTTGCCTTGGTGAGTGACAAGATAGCGATAGAGGCGGATGGTGATTATTGGCACCAAGACAAAAAGAGAGATAGAAAAAGACAGAAAGACATTGAGAAAAATGGTTGGGTAGTGATTCGATTTTCTGAGAGTGATATAAAGAAAGAAGCTATCCCTATGGGTATGATGTCAGAAATAAATAGAGTAGTGAACAACCATTCTGGCAACTACAAATTCATGGACGTAAAGGTCGATGTAGTTGAAAGGTGGAAAGTGAGAAAGGCTAGAACACTATACAATCTAAATGTTGATGAGGATGAAAGCTACATAGCGGCTGGCTTTGTAGTGCATAATTGCCGTTGTACTGTTTCCCCTGTGCTCATACCGATGGAGAGATTGCTTGACACTATGCCTGTAGGTAGTATTCCACAGGTTGGGGATGTTCAAGCGCCGCCTACTCCTGCCCCTGTTCCATCACTACGCCCTGCTACTCCAAGACCTGCTACGCCTACGCCTGTTCCTGCTACGCCTGTAGCTCCATCAGCATTAACAGAGTCAGAGATCCTAGAAGACCTTCTTGAAGGTTGGCAGAATGAGGTCAACATAGCGGCGCAGGCAGGGTTAGCAGATGTCCCTATTACTAAAATGTTTGCGGTTCAGCAATTTGAGAATGTAGTGAAGCAGGGACTACGCAACGCTGGGATGGATGAATCATTGTATGCGGAAGTAATACGCGATCTGAAAGTAAAGTATCCGTATCTGGAATCAGCATTGGAGAATGCCCCTGATTTTCAAGGAGCATTAGGTGGAGATATGGCAGAAGCCATAGACACTACAAAAGCCTTTTTATATGGACAGAAGCTAGTAAATTCAACACGATTTTTGCCTAGTGAAATGCGTAACGTATTCAATTCAGCTGATATTGATTTAGAGCAAGGGATTATTTTATCCAAGGTGCCAGCTAGTGAAGGTGTTGCTTACAGAATCACTCATCTTACAAGAGGGCTATCTCTTGTAGAGTATATTGATAGTGAAGAACTTGAGAGACTATGGCGTATATATGAAGATAGAGCTATGACATTTGCTACTGAAAGATATATGAATAGTGCTATTGACTACATGGGTTTGCCAGGGATGGTAATAGAAAAAGCAGCAGATGATTTATATGAATTGCTTTCAGAAGGATATAAAGACACATGGAAGGAGAGGTTCTACTACCAAAATGGGTTTTTATCTGATCCTGCTCGTTTGCATTCTGCTAGAAGGTATTTGACAGAAGAGATGGCTTCAGGGCCTAGATATGCCTTCAAAGAAATAGCTATTTTAAAGTCAGACCCCATAGGGTTAGGGTCTAGGATGATGTCGGATGTGGGAATGGTAGATCTGGTCATTGACTTTGATGATCTGCTACGTTCGGCAAATAGTTCCATGAAAGACTACGTGGCTATAGCACTACAAAGATATCTTCCGGCAGCTGCGGTCGCTACCAGTACGCAGGGAATGATAACATATGAGCTAACTGACTACGTAGATCAGTATGCTACTACTACGGACAATGTAAGGGCATGGAAAGCCAAAAGATCGGATCTTGATCGCATAGTGAGCAATGGTGTTTTGGTAAATGAGGGACCGATAGGTGATCCTGGGATTAATGTCACTTTGAAATTGGATATGGATGTTGCTGGGGTAAAAGAAAGCTTAGTGTTTAAGCCTGTATCTGGAGAGACATATTTACATCATGGTGAAAAGGTTAGGAAGACGGTAGATGAGACAGTAGCTACACTAGCAAAGAGAGAAGCAATAAGTAGTGAGATAGGGAATATGATGGAGTTTGATCACATAGACGTAGTGACGGCTGCCTACGGAGTGAAACGTGGTGAGGCAGGAGTATATGTAAAGTTCATGAAAGGCTATGAGGAAGAAATAAAATATGTAGGGAGAAGACTGACAGATGAAGAAGTATTTGATATGAGCGTGTATGACTACTTGATAGGAAATCTAGACAGGCATAAAAGAAATTGGATGCGTAGGCTTTCTGATGGACGACCACTGATGATAGATCATGGCTATGTGCTGCCGGACTACGGTCCAGTAAATGGGATGATTAGAGAGTTTAGGGCTGGTTACTACGGAAGGATTAATGACGGTCTTGATTGGAGTGTAGACTACACTTATAAGCACAAAGTGATAGAGAATCTGAAAAAATTGGATATTCCAGATTTAGCAAAACGCTATGGCCTGTCAGAAAGTAGTGGAATGATAAAAGAGCTGAAACGCAGAAGGGATAGATTAGTAACGTATTTGGAAACAGAAACATTTAACGAAGTCTTTATTGGTAGTGGCTACGATGGGTGGGGCCTGTATGAGGGACACATGGACTACCTATTTCAACCATAGGATATAAAATGGCTACAAGAAAGAAAGATTACTATCTTAATATTTGGACATTCTCTGAGAATGAAAAGGGTGATTACACGCCTACTATTTTCGGAACTATCTACTACAGAAATGGTAAAATAGAGTATGATGGTTTATCAAAGGCCATGATAGAAGAATTTGAAGAACTTGGAATTCCATTAGGTGGAAAATTGTACTATCCAAAAGATGGCTACAGGTTTTTGGAGGCGGCATCTTTGAACATAAAAGGGACGACTATGTCGGCGGATAAGATAAGACAACGAACCTTGTAGGAGGAACTACTATGAAAGCTAATATTAAACGGCTACGCGATGTAGCAGAAGCCTTTGGTAATGGTCTGATCACAACTACTATAAAGATAGTTTCTCCTGAAGAGCAGTTTGGAAAGCTATCAAAGCACTTCACCATATCTTTGAAAGAGGCATTTAAGAGATATGGCTATGAAGCATGGGATGATGGAATAGCATTGGTGAGAAAAGGTATCTCTCCGCGTGATATGGAATTTGAGGAAGGTGAGAGGGCCAGTGTTGACTACATCACTACAAGGGACATAGACCGCGACGGTGAGATAGTAGTTCCTAAAGGGATAATCCTTGACCACTACAGACAACAGCCAGTAGTGTTGTGGTGCCACGACTATCATCAGCTGCCAGTGGGGAAATCACTATGGGTCAAGAATGATGAGCTTGGGCTGATATCGAAGACCAAATATGCATCTCATCCAAAGGCCCAAGAGATATTCGACTACAGGCGCGAAGGCTTCCCTATGGCGAAGTCCATAGGTTTTATCCCATTCGAATACGCTACGCCTGATGAGTACGACAGTCTCAATTTCCAGAAGCTGGGCATTGAGGAGGGTAGTGTAGCAGGGTCCAAAGTGATCTTCACAAAAGCACTACTCCTTGAATATAGTGATGTTCCAGTTCCATCTAACCCAAAGGCTTTGCAGATTGCCATCTCAAAAGGTCTCGTATCTAGAGACAAGATCCTAGACTACTACGGCAAGGACACATTGGATGAGGTGGACAGGCTTGACAATGCGCTACAGACTGAAATCAAGGAATCCTTTAACATCACAACGGAGGTGAGCGACAATGGGGAACAAGAAAAAGCAAACCAAGAAGCCGAAGAAGTCAAAGCAACAGCAGCAACCAGTAGTGACAACGGGCAAGAAGGGCAAGGAGAAGAAAAAGAAATAAAGTTTGATATTGAAGAGGTAGTAGTTGAAAATAACATAGTACAAGAAGCTCCAAAAGAGGGGGATGAATGGGCTAACTTCTACAAGGTGGATGAGAAAGATCTTGAAGAAGGAGTCCCTACGGAGAAACCTTATCCCAATGAACATGCTTGTAGACTACGTGACCCAAGCAAATTTCAGGATGGTAGTTTCCGTAGGACTACGAGAGACCACGAAGGCAAGAAATACTCTATCATTATGGGCAAGCTCAAAGGTGAAAGCACTATGACCGAGCAAGCCTACAGATACAACAAGGCATCGTGGAGTGCCAGTGAAGCACGTAGTCATTGTAGTGGTCACAAGGGGTCGTTTGAGGCGGCTGCGAATACTGAATCCATGTTGGATGAGGCGCTTAATAGTATTAAGGCAGTCGATGGGACATTAGTAGTGACTACTCCTAAACGTCTAACAACGCAGGAGCATGAGGTGCTGCTTACCAGCATAGAGAAGACATTTCCGAATACTAACGTGTTGGTAGTGCAGGATGGGATAACAATTAGGAAGATAGGGGCTATTAAACAGGAATGGCAGAGCATTAACGTAGTCAAAGACAAAGACAGTCTCACAGCCTACGTAGATGGAAAGGAACGATGGAACAGGCAGCTGTCCAAAACGTTTGATGTGGAACGTATGCGCCTTGAGCCATACAATTTTATCTATGCTCTTGCTTCAAAGTTCCTTGAGTGCAAGGTGAAAAACATTTCCATAGTTTCTCATAGCATACCATCGGCTATGATCGGCAACTACTTACTAGGCATGGAAACTTTCCTTGGTAGTGACAACTACAAAACGCTGGATATAAGGAACATAGATAGCAGAGGTAGTGAGCTTCCTCCTATCTACGAAGACATTAGATTGAACAGCAAAACGTTTCAGCGTTTCCTTGTAGATGGAATGCGTTTTATAAAGTATGAGAACCAGAAAGAAGAGGGCAATTTTGTAGTGAGTGTCTATCCGATATGGGGAGGGCTTGGCCTGTCTTTCTACACCGAGAAAGGGCCTATGTCCGACCATTGTGAATCACTACTTAAAGAGTTGCACGAATGGGTAGATGAAAACAACACACTACGTGGTGAGAAATTCTCACTGGGTGGCGAATTCCTGCCTATCGATAAATCAATCACATGGGAAGACATAGTCCTTGAAGACAGGGCTATAAAAGCACTACATAAAGTAGCAGAGGCAAATCCAGCTACTTCCAGAGGCACACTTCTTGCAGGGCCTCCAGGCACAGGAAAGACTATGGGTGGTCGTGTAGTGATGAACAATACGGATGCTACCTTTATCTGGCTATCTGCAAGAGACTTTGAATATGTAGGAGCATTTGGTGGACTACGTATGTCATTCACTATGGCTAGAAAGCTTGCTCCTACGATTCTGTTTATTGAGGATATTGACAACTGGCTTTCTGACAGGACTTTGGATCTTCTTAAAACGGAAATGGACGGCTTGAAGCAGTCAATTGGGATCTATACGGTATTGACCAGCAACTATCCTGAGAGATTGCCCGACGCTATCATAGACAGACCTGGGCGTTTCCACGATATACTACTCATAGACCTTCCTACTAGTGGACAGCGTGGCAGGATGTTTTCCAAATGGATGGACGATGTTTTTGGTAGTGAAGTAGTGGAGAAGGAATTTGCAGATCCAGAAGACAGAAAGAAACTACTAGATGTGACTGAAGGATATAGTGGTGCTCACATAAGAGAGTTGATAGTGTTCGCAAAATCACTACTGGATGATGGTAGTGCAACTACTGTATCGGATGCTATGAGCATGGCTACGCAGAAGATAGCAGAGCAAAAGGAGTTGATTAACAGGCTGCGCGGAGATAGTGAGAAGAAGAAGGGAATTGATACTAGAACATTCCGTGATGAGATAGATATTACAACGTTTGCTGATATGCGAAATGAAAAAGTAGTTGATGAGGTGGAGGAGAAAGAGGGCCGCGTACTTTCCACTAAGAATCGTAGCGTAGTGAAGAAAGCCATAGATGCTATGGGGGATGCCGTAGTCGCTTTGGATGAGCTTTACAACGCTACGGAACCAGCTCCAAAAGACACTGAAAAGCTTTTGGTAGTGGAGGGAAAAGAATCAACTGATGAGCTTGTTACCATTGTGGCTACACTTCCAAAACTGAAAGAGAAAAAGAACGTAGTGAGCGATGAGGAACAGGCTAAAGAGATCATTGTTAAGCAATTGAAGGAGCTTCTATCATCGCCTACGCCTTTGGATATAACGGCGATGGTTTCAGATAGCTTGCGTAAAAAGCAAGGGAGGCTTTCGTAGTGGGGCACTATGTTTGATGGAGCTGTCAGATATGACTACGCTATTACTACGCTATTGGTTGAAGTAGTTGCTGGAGACTGTAGTCAGGCATCGAAAAGGCCATAGTGATGGGTAGTTGTTTTCATGTCGGAGATAGTAGTCAATTTTTATTAGTGCATTATCTGGTAAATGGCATATAGTAGATACTCTAGGAGGATTTAGTTATGGAATTAACGGTTGAAAAATTGCAGGAGATAGTGACCTCTGCTGTTAAGCCTATGCTTGAAGAGCAGAACAAAACCATTTCCGATGTTCAGACTATGGTAGATGACAAGGTGAAGGAGATGGCATCGCAGTTCGGAAGAAAGCCTGTCATCACTGGCGGAGAGGACATGCTTGTGCAAGATCCTAAAGGTGGCTTCAAATCACTATCTCATTTCGCAAGGGATGTCTACCTTGCTGAAAAGACAGCTGGTAGGAGAATCTCCAAGGAACTACTGAGCTGGGAGGAAGTAGTCAGAAAGACTACGCCTGTGACAAAGGCAGCTGGAACTGGGATGAGTGAAGGAGATAGCGAATACGGCGGATTCCTGATTCCAGAGGAATTCAGAAACGACATTCTCATGGCAGTGGAGCAATCCAATGAACTACTGCCAAGATGTATGAGTGTGCCGATGGGCGCGTCCACTATCAAGATCCCCTACGTCAACGGCTTTGATGAAAGTGGTGGTCTTGTGTGGGGTGGAATTCAGTGGTATTGGACCGATGAGGAGGCAGCGTATAGTGAAACAAGGCCGAAGCTTGGGCGTGTAACACTATCACTGAAAAAGCTCACTGGCCTTGCCTACATGTCGGAGGAAATTCTGGAAGATAGTCCGGTGTCTATGGAGCAACTACTCCGTAGGGGTTTCTCGGATGGTCTCAGTTTCCAGATCAATAAGGTGCTCATCAGAGGGACTGGAGCAGGGCAGCCTCTCGGATTCCTGAATGCGCCTTGCCTCATAAGCACTACGGCTGAAACGGGACAGACAGCTGCTACTATCGTTTATGAGAACATCCTGAAGATGTACGCGCATAGTAGCAATCCTGGCAATTCGATTTGGATTGCAAATCAGGGAGTCCTTCCTCAGCTTGCCACTATGTCTCTCGCAGTCGGGACAGGCGGCGCTCCTGTGTTTCTCCCTGCCAATGGAGCATCTGGAACACCCTACAACACTCTGATGGGTAGGCCGATTGTGTGGAACAACCATTGTAGTGCTCTTGGAACCGTAGGGGATATTCTCTTTGTCGATCTTTCGCAGTATCTCGTAGGCATGAAGGCAGGACAAGGGATGGGCGGAAGGTTTGATATGTCTATCCATCTCAAATTCGACTACGGGCAAGTTGCTTACCGTTTCATGTTCAGGATTGATGGTCAACCGTGGTGGCCTACGTATCTCACTCCTGCACAGGGAACCAACTATCTTAGTCCACTTGTGGCTCTTGCTACAAGGTCATAATAAACCTTAGTGTAGTGGTCATGATGTAGTAACTGCACTACTAAATATTTTATCAGGAGGATTTGAATTATGGAACAGATGCTTACCCACACCACTAAGATAGTAACTATAGCAGTGCCCAACAACTACACGGGAGCTGCTGGGACTACTGAGTGGATTTCTTTGAAGGGCTATGACAGGGCGCGGTTTATCATTCAGACTGGCGCGTGGGCTGGTGGTACAGCTGCCGTCACACTGAATCAAGCGACTGACGTAGCTGGGACTGGGAGTGCGTCGCTGGGCTTTGCTGAGTACTACACTGGCACTGGCGACACTTTGACTCGCACTACGGCCACAAGCGACACTTTCAACCTTGCAGCTGCTAACACCAAATATGTCATTGAGGTGAAAGGTGCTGATCTTACCTCTCCAGATGACTGTGTAAACCTTGCTATCGCCTCCCCAGGCTCGAACGATGACTACTACTGTGCGATTGCGGAGTTGTATGGTGCAAGGTATGAGGGCAGCTTGCCTACATCAATCACTGACTAGTGATTGATAGTGTAGTTGTGGAGTCTCTCTCCTCACAATAGAATAGCGGATCTGGCCCCTTCCTGCCTGAGCAAAATGGGGCCTTTCCCAAAGGAGATAGTAAGTCATGATAGTAGATGCCGTTCCTGAAAGGACGATTAATAAACTTAGCTACTACAGAGTTAAACTACAATCTGAATGGATGGGAAATCCTGAAGGGAGTGAATTGACACTTATGGAACCAATAGCACAAACACTACTTAATAGAGGAACCGCTAGACTTGTCAAAGTAGCTGAGAAGGAACCGAAAGGCAAATCGTTGGAGAGTCCACCAAAAGACAAAATGATGAAGAAGACTAAAGTGAGAACTAAGTCTGTAACTAATTAACCCTTTCACTACACTATGTAGTGTAGTGCTTCTCTGGAAGTGGAAGGAGATTTTAAGATGGGAAAACTGAAAGCAAGTTACAATTGGCATGGTAGTGGCAAGTTCGCTATGTGGGACGGGTCTACGTTTGAGACAGTGTTCCATCAAAATCCGATTTTTTTCTACGACGATTTCAATGGTCCCGATGTAGTTATCCCTGCCGCTGCATCGCCAGAGTCCGGTTGCAAATGGGCCAAGAAGATTGTGGGTAGTGGCCCTCCTACCGTAGCACAGGCCGCCGACACAGTCAACGGTTACATGCTTTGCTCCTTGGAAGCTACCAGTGAGAAGCAGGAAGCATTGCTCTACATGAATGATTCTCTGAATTTCTCCGTCGTTCAAGGGCTTATCTTTGAGGCAAGGGTAGCGATGACTACGCTCGGCACAGGCAACGGCCTCATGCAATTTGGTGTTGGTAGTGTATGGGTGGATGGTGCTGCTGCATATCGTGCGATCTTTAAGACAACGGCTGGCGGCGGAGTCATGAACTGCAACATCGACGACAACGCTACGGACACAGCCGCAGCCGCTGGCGTGACCATCCTGAACACAGACTACAAGGTCTACAGAATTGACTGTAGCAACTACTCCAGCATCAAATTCTTCATAGACGGCGTGAGGGTCGCTGCAAGCACTACGTTTGCATGGGCTGCATCGGCTGCGAATTCCAAGGTCCAGCCATACCTTGGGGTTTACAAATCCACAGGCACAGGCACAGGTGTTATGGCTGTTGACTACGTTAAGGTGTGGCAAGCCAGAGCATAGTAACTACTTTGGACAGTGAGGGATATATTCTCACATCCTGGGAGGTGGTAGTTGATAGTGCTATGGTGAAACGTAGAAGATCACACATGAACGGTAATCCAGTTAAAACAAAATATAACGCAGTCATGTCTTCTGTCTATGTCCGTTGCATGTTTCAACTACTACCTTCTATTTAATTTGGAGGACTACTACTATGGCAAATATGGTGTGTACAATTACAGAGATCACTAACACAAGTCCCAAAATGGTCTTGTTCACTTGGACCTCTGATGATACAGCTGGCACTGTTAGTGGCACTACTACTAACTACTACACTGGGAAAATACTCGGCCTTGCCACTGATCCAGGTTCTCCTGCCCCGAATGACAACTACAATATCCGCATTACTGACTCAAATAGTTTGGATGTTCTGATAAATTCTGGTCTTTTGAGAGACACTACTACTACAGAGTACGTGGCGGAAGCAAGTTTAGGTTGTGTAGTGGGGAGCAAGCTTACCATCGCTATTGACAGCGCTGGGAATTCAAAGCAAGGGAAGACCTATTTATATATAAGGTAGTTCTCATTGGTGGAGGAACTACGATGGCTATAGTTACAGCAAATGAATTTCTGGCTTACATGGAGCTGCCTACTGACGGCACTGCCACTATGCTTCTGGAGATGGTGGAGAAGTTTGTCCAAGAGAACTACTGTAGGCGTTATTTTGAGGAGACTGCCTATTCCAAAGAGCGATATGATGGAACTGGGCATCGCTATCTATACTTGAAAAACTATCCACTGGTATACGTAGACAGGGTGTCAATAGGCACAAGGAATGTGATCAGAGTGAAGAACACTACTGCTACGTCTACTGCTTCTGTGTCCGTAGTCTCCACTGGAGTCAGATTGGTGGCGGATGGGGTGGCGAATTCTACCGTCTTATTTGCTACCTACACTACACTATCAGCTGTAGCTACTGCTATCAACGCCTTGGCAGGATGGACCGCTGAGATGACATCATCCAGCTATAGTAGTTTTAAGTCCACTGAACTACTGAAAGTCATGGGCTTGAATGTTGTAGATAGCAATTGGGTAGATCTTGAAATACCAGAGGATGCAGAGGACGATTTTAGGGTATATGAGAAAGAGGGAATCATTTACTCTCCATTCAAATGGCCTATATGTAGTCAATGCATCATAGTTGACTACACTGCTGGATACACTACGGCAACTATGCCGAAAGATCTTAAAGCAGCGATCATGCTGTTTGCTAAATTCCTATATGACAGATTGTCAGAAAACTTGGTCAATGTATCTCACTACACTGTAGAGAACATGGTGCAGATATTTGAGAAGGAAGATTTCCCCAAAGAGATTCGTCTTATTTTAAACAAGTATAAGAGGACATTATTTTGATAGTAGGTAAAAGGACTACACTTACACTACAGAGATATTCAGAGGCTTCAGGAACCTACTCGGCTTCTGTGAAGACATGGGCGGATACTAACTACACATATACCGGAACACTTGGAGCAATTTCTGGAAATGAGAGAATGTCCTCCGATAGGACTATGCTTTATGCTGACTACAGATTCTATACTGTGTATGATAGCGTAGCTCTGGTCACTGAGAAAGACAGGTTTAAATACGGCACAAGGATTTTTGAGATAGTGTTTGTGGACAACGTACTACAGAAATACAAAGATCTGGTCATCTCCTTGAAGGAGATAAAGTAGTGAAGCTGACATGGTATGGCAGGACGATTGCAGAATCCACATGGAAGGACATGGTACTACGTATGCGCTACGTAGGGGCCATGCTTGAAGCTGATATGAAGCAATCCATGAAGAAGGGAACTGGGAGGGCCTATGCCAAGGGTTCTGCTTTCACTACACGATGGAGCAAATCCGTAGGTCGTAGTGGTGCCAGGATAGGAAGGAAAGTTAAGAAATCACCAAGTAGGCGTATCTGGCACATAGCGTCTTCCCCTGGTCAACCTCCAGCCGTAGATACTGGAAGACTACGCGCCTCAATTACTTGGGCGCTCAGTGATGGTAGTGGTTCTAAAGGAGGTTCAAAAGCACAGGAAGGCGATGTGTTGTCCACACCTCCTGCCAGTGGGAAAGATCTGGTATTGGTAGTAGGCACTAATGTATACTACGGAAAATATCTTGAGCTAGGAACTAGAAAGATGGCAGCTAGGCCGTTCATCAGACCGTCGTTTAATAGGAACAGGCAGAGTATAAAGTCGATGCTGGGGGGAGATGTAGGAGTAAGTGCTGGAGCTGGGGGTTTCAGTCTGGCTAGTAGTCGTAGTGGTGCTTGGTCTTCTGGAGAGTAGTCATGCAAGTATTGTTAAATGCTATTTATGCAAAGGCCACTACTGCTGGCAATTTCAATACAAGCGTAGGTGGCAGGATTTATTTGAAAGGCACTGTGCCGCAGGAACCTACTTTCCCTTACTGTTCCTACTGGCTCGTAGATGATACAGAAGAGCTACAATTCTCAGAGGGATATGATAGTGTATTGGTTCAATTTGATCTGTTTGATACAGCTGATGATGCTTCAGCATTAGGGCTTGTCCAGAAGTATTTGTTGCAGCTGTTTACAAGAGGCACTACACTATCTGTTACTGGCTACACGTTTTTGTACATGGTCAGGACTTTTAGCACTGGTCCCGAATGGATTGACGAAGATGGAAGCTGGCAGTACACTACTCAATATGAGATCTATCTGCAACAATGAGATCAAGAGCACTACGTAGGCATTATTACTATTGGCTGAAGGAGAGAGTTAGGCATTACTGGGTGTGTAGTGCGTTGGACTGGCATAATGGAGATCATACTCCTGTAGAGGATAGTGTGTTGGCGTTTAGAGCAAATACACCTAAAGCATGTAGTTGTTGGATGTGTGGGAATCCAAGGAAATATTTCAAAGAGAAAACCAAGCAGGAGAGGTCATGCCTACAATATCAGTAGTGCTGCCGTATGTGAGAGAGGCAGGGGCTAAGCGTTGTGCTGATGCCTTGAGAGCTGACACTACCTACACTGACTACGAACTACTTATGGAGTATGATGCGGATAGAATCGGCTGTCCTAAGATGGTAAAGAGATTAGTGGAGAAGAGTAGTGGTGATCATATTTGCTTCTTGGCAGATGACACACTTCCTAAAAAGGGACTACTACTAGAGGCAATGATAGTGATGTCTACATTCCCTGGTTGTTGGGGTCTTGTCGGTTTGAATAGTCATGATCTTAATTCAGGGGAATCCAGGGCATCACACTGGCTGGGCAGTAAAAAGCTTTTGCCGTTTATCGGAGGTGAGTTTTTTCACATTGGATATAATCATAGTTTTTGCGATAACGAACTGGTAGAGCGTTGTGTAGTTCTTCAAAGATACAAGTATTCGTTGAGGGCTGGGCTGTACCATCATCATCCTATCATAAGCATGGGATTGCCTATGGACGACGATAGGAAGAGAGTGTTGTCACACAGAATAATTATGGAAGACACACTACTGTTTACCAAGAGAAGAAATGAAAGCCAAGGTTGGACTAAGTTGATATAATATGCATGGCGAAGTAATAATGTTTGTAGCAGAAATCCGAATGAAATTCCCTGAGAAGTTTTCCAAGTGTCGTGTTCTGGAATTAGGGAGTCAGAATATAAATGGTAGTGTCAGGATAGTCTTTTCAGAATGTGACTACGTAGGGGTTGACTCCTGTGCTGGTAATATGGTTGATGTAGTGTGTGAAGTCAAAGACTATGACAGTGCGGATAGGTTTGATACCGTAGTTACTACTGAACTGTTGGAGCATGATCCTGATTGGAAGGCATCTATTAGCAATGGATGGCGCTTGTTAAATTCAGGTGGCCTACTCGTAGGGACTTGTGCTGGTCCTGATAGGCCAGTGCACAATCAGGAGCTTGGGAAAGATAACTACTACAAAAATATAAGTGAGGAGGAGTTGAAGGAGTTTGGTGAATGTAGTGGCATACCGTTTGAAACCAGATATGCCAGAGGGAGAAAAGATTTGCAATTTTGGGCGCTCAAACCATAAGGAGGAGTTGGGTGGTGGATAAAAATAGACTAGCAATAGCATGGCCTTTAACCGATGAGGATGTGTGGACGAACTTTTTGATATCCTACACTATGCTGGAAAAACCAGAGATGTACACACTACTAACGCCTACTTTTTACGGGCATATAGATGAGATAAGAAATGGGCTTGTATCTCAAGCCATAGGTGAAAAAGTTGACTACTTATTGATGATGGATACAGACCAGACCTTTCCAGTGGACACTATTGTCAAACTACTATCTTGGATGGACAAGGGATATGCTTTTGTAGGTGCCGTAGTGCACAGGAGGTATCCACCTTTTGATGCCATACTGTATAGGGGCAATGTAGGGGGGTTCGTCCATGTTCCTGATGAGGAGACATATAGTGGGGATCTTGTAGAGATAGATGCTACAGGTGGTGGGTGTTTCATAGTTAATATTGATAAGGTTCTCAGGGCTATCAATGACAGTAAATGGTTTCGCTTGGTAATCGGCCCTACTGGTAAGCCTGTGGGAGAGGACATTTACTTTTGTTCACTACTGCGTAGTGCAGGGGTTAAGTTGTATGTGGATACTAGCATACGATGTGGTCACAGGGCTACTATGGAGGTGAATGAAAAAACTTATATGCTGTATAAAAAACTCAAAGGCTACAAGTGGAAAGCACCGGATGATGACCCTCACTACGTTGAGGATCTCGAAAAGGTAGAGGGTCCGATCCAATTGAGAATGTTTTGATCGGAAAACAATTAATCTTTAACCGCTACGGAGGAAAAACAAATGGCTAAAAAAGTTGGGTATCTTTGCAGTGTGAAACTAGGGACAGACAAGGTAGTAGGAATGGGTACATGGGCCTTGAATGGGATCACAGCTGATCAGCTGGAAACTACGGAATTCACTGACAACTGGAAAACATTCGATTTCGGGACTAAGGATGGTGGTACTATTACTTTTGCTGGTCTCCATGATCCTGCCGACACTACGGGGCAGCAAGCGCTCATGTATATGAATCTGGCGAATACGGATGTCACTGACATTCGGCTATACGTGGATTCAACGTCGTACTACACTCCATGCTCGTCCACTGGATACTGGTCTCCTACTACCACATCCAATGCTGATACTATTCTCAGCTGGGCGAACATCACTACATGGAATGTACGTGCGGATAAGGCAGGAATGGTAGAGATCGACTTTTCAGCGAAGATTAGTGGTTGTATGGTCCTTATCTAGTAGTTACTACAACCACTACATGTCACACAAAGGGGGTTTTCACTTTCATTTTCTATAAGGAGGAGCGTAGTTATGCCATTTGATCTTGACAATTTGAATCCATCTACAAGGTTCTATTGGACCGCTGGAGATCCAGAAGAACTAGTGAATAAACCTGATGCAGAATACGTTGAGATGCGACTATGTCCAGATGATATGACCGATGAGATACGGAAACAGGTAGGCATCACAAGAAAGGTTGAATATCATAGGGACAGAGGAAGGATTAACAGGATAGAGTATTTGGATAGTAGTGATGGGAAAGTGAGGAAATTCGCTGAGGCAGTGAACGACTTTTGCATCACTGGGTGGAGATTGCTCACACGTACTGGCGATGAGATCCCATGCACTACGGAGAACAAAATCAAAATGCTTCTTGGTAGTCCTGCATTTTCAGAATGGTATGCAGATAAAATGGAGGAACTACGTAAGATAGCGCAAAACAAAGATAGAGAGATAAAAGAAAATTTATCGAATACGCAGGGCGATTAAGGGAAAAGCCCAGATGTGATTGGTGTCAAGCGCTCTGCGAATTCAATAAAAAACCGACACCATGCGAAAAGTGCTTACCAGAACTACTACCAGACAACGTTCCTATTATGGAGTTGTGGAACATGGTACAGACCCAGGTAATAGTGGCAGGAATGCAAGGAGTAATTCTTGACCTGAATCATCTGGCCGTTTGGGGAGCAATAGATAGATTTGGAAAAAGACTTGGAATAGTAGATCCTGAAATGGCTTTCCAGTTGATACTACATATCTCAAGATTTTTCAGGAACAAGGAAGAGGAAGAAAGAAGAATGAATAGCATGGGTGGGAAGGAATAAAGCACTATGGGAAGACTTGGAGAGGCATACGTAGAGGTCACGCTCAAAGGTGAAAAGTATTTTGCTGAGCTGAATTCACTTGAGAGCAAGACCTTGAAAGCAGCTACGGGCATTGAGACAGGCTTTGTGAAAAAGCTTGGTAGTGGCATACAAGGTCTTGAAAGGCAGTTGTTCAGTTTGAAGTCTGCCTTTGCCGCTACGGGTGCCGGATTCCTTGCCAAAGATATCCTACAGCTGGGAGCTAACTTTGAGCGCACTATGAGTATGGTTCAAGTTGTTTCCAGAGCTACAGCTGAGGAATTTATTCAACTACGTGAAGCTGCATTAGAGATGGGTGCTAGGACTGAATACTCGTCCACACAGGCAGGGAAAGCACTACACTATCTATCTATGGCTGGACTGTCTGTGCAGCAGCAATTAGTAGCACTACCACAAATGCTAGACCTTGCTACAGCTGGGCAGATAGACCTTGCCAGAGCTGCCGATATTTCTACGAATGTCATGTATCAAATGGGCCTAGCAGTCAATGAGCTGATCAGGGTAAATGATACATTCGTAGCTGTTCAATCTACATCGAATACGAACATTGAAGAATTGGCAGAGGCTTTTATATACGCAGGATCTAAAGCGAAAGAATTTGAAACAGATGTAGAGGAACTATCCTCTTTGATTGGTATGCTTGCGAATAGAGGTATCAAGGCATCTATGGCTGGTACTACACTACGGCAAGCCATGATCGATCTTATCTCTCCATCTAAAAAGGCTCAGGAGATATTGGACAAATATGCAATTAGGATAGTAGAAGCAGATGGCAGCATGAGGAAGTTTGTAGATGTGTTGGGAGATATGGCAGATGCACAGATGAGCGTTGTAGAGACTACGGAGATATTTGGGGCGAGAGGTGGGAACATTTCACTACTGCTATCTCAAGGGAGAATGGCAATAGAGGAATATATTTCCAGAATTCGTCACATGGAGGGAGTGAGCAAGACAGCCGCTGAGAGAATACGTAATGATATAAAAGGTATGTTTGAAGAGGTGGAGAGTGTCATTGAATCTGTAAAGCTTGAAGTTTTTGACGACTACAGAGATAGGCTGTATCAATTCCTGCTCGATTTTACGAAAGGTGTCAGGGACAACATGGGCAGGATCTCATCGTTTGTAGGAACGATAGGGAGCTTTTTACTGGATCTCAGTGAGGTAGGGCTGAAAATAGCTGGGTTGTTTGAAACTACGGTTAAGGGGTGGAATGCACTTCCAAGTGTAGTGCAAGATGTAGGCGTAGTAGGGGCCTTAGTAGGCGGAAAGAAGTTCAGGGCAGCATTGGCACTACTGTCTACTACTGTGGGCGTAGTCACTGAGGCAATTGAAGCTGTTCAGCAATCGGAGGTATTAGCCAGCCCTAAAACGTTGGAGGAATACAATGCAGCTGTAGAATTTCAGCTGACTACGTTGAATACTCTTTCTGCAAGGCTAGCAGAGGTGCAAAATTCTACTAGAGTACAGATGGCGATAGAGGCTGAAAGAGCTGGAGAACTACGTGGTGGTGAGTACTACAGAAAGAGTCTGATAGCAGCATTAGAGAAAGAGAAGGACAAACAGCTGGAGATAGTGAAAGGACTTGAAGCACAACGGCAACAAGTGGAGCTGTTGGATAAGAAGGAGAAGGAGCGCCTTAAATCAAAAGATGTTATGCTACGCCTAGAAATGGAGGCGGATCAGATATATGCTATATACAAAAAGGTTTGGCAGGAACAGGAAAAAGCTATGACAGCCTTGGTCAGACCTACAGCGATGGAAATAGTAGCTGATATCCGGCCTACTTATAGCAAAGAGGATATTAAAAAGCTAGAGAAAGAAGTGGAAGAAGCTTTCAAGTCTACATATGCAGGAGCGAAAAAACAATTAGAGGAGAAGAGAGCAGAGCTACTACTATTTACAGCTGGAGATGCAAAAGCGGCAATAGCAATAAATAAAAAATTTAATGATGATGTAGAAAAACTACAGAAGGAGCATTTTGCAAAAAGAGAGAAGAGTTTGAAGGACTGGTCTACTGACCACTACGAAACCGTTGTAGCTGCATACAACAAAGAAAAAGATTTTATGAAGTCCTTGGAGGATGCTAGAATATCTGCGATGGAGGATGGGCAGCAAAAGGAACTGGCTATTTTAGACAGGCACATCAGAGAGATGAAAGAAAAGGCTCTGGAGATAGCAGATCCAGAAGACTACAGACTGGCTATGGCGCAAATAGAAAAGATAGCGGAGGAAGCTGCCTCTACTATCTCAAAAAAATACAGAGAAAAAGCAGAGAAGGAGCGAGAGAAGGAACTAGAGAAAGCCCAAAAGCAATGGGAGCAGTTTACAGAAAGGATGTACAACACTTTAGCAGATAGTATCTATCAGTTTTTTGATAAGGGAATAGAAAGCTTTTCAGACTTTTGGGACACTGTAGTAGACTACGGAAAGAAAGCCTTTGCTAACCTGATAGCATGGATAGGAACACAAAAGATAGTGCTACCAATTGCCGCGCAGATACTTCCAGCAATTGGAGGTACTGGGCTAGTACCTGATGATGTGCTTAAAGCTATGGGATTGCCTACTGGCGCTGGCGGCACTACAGCTGCTGGCGGCACTACAGCTGCTGCAAATCCGTTGAAATCTGCCGGAACGTCGTGGCTTGGTAGTAAGATGGCTGGGGCTGGCGGTTTCCTGTCTACTCCGTTGTGGACTACGCCTGGGGCCTTGCCAACTACTTACGATGCCGCTACGGGTTTACCGATGTGGCTACAGACCGAGACAGCTGGTCCTACGCTTGCAGGGGCAGGAATAGCAGGAATGGCAGGGATGCTTGGCTATCAATATATCGGAGGTGCGATAGGACTACCACAAGGACAATATAGTGGGCTGGGAGCTGGCTTAGGTGGAGCTGGAGGATTCATTGGAGGGTCTGCGTTGGGTGCTACACTAGGTAGTGCTGCTCCAGTAGTGGGAACGATTGTAGGTGCTATCCTTGGTGGTGTTCTTGGTAGTATGCTTGGAGAAGGAGAAAAGAAGCCTAAGCTTCAGCTAGGGGCTGGTACACAGGTTCAGGAAGGTAGGCCCTACGTCACTACGCCTTTCGGAAGACTTGGAATAGATATGGCTAGCCAGATCGACACAGACCAGTTTAAACCTGTGCTGGAGAGCATCAAAGTAGTGACAGAGCTTATGGCAGATTCGATGTCAGAAGGAATGATTAGTAGTGTCAAGGATGCCTTGTCGGATTGGAGTAGTAGTAAGATCAAAGGAGAGATGTCAGCGAAGGATATTGAAGGACTATTCAAGGAGTATTTTCAAGCTATAGGAGCCGCGTGGAATACAGAGTTTGGCGATTGGGTAGCTACGTTCAATGGTAGTATTGAAGAACTACTGAACAAGGTACAAGCTCACATAGAAGTAGTGAAAGAGATAAATGCTATCCTAGATCCTGACACACGTAGTGATAGAGAAAAAGCGATAGATGCAGTAAATGAAAAGTATGATGCTATGAAGACTACGTTGGAGGAGACAGGTGGCAGCATAGAAGAGCTGACAAGGTTGGAACAGGCAAGGAACATAGTTCTGGCGAATACAGGAAAGTACTACGATGATTTGATAGTGGCACAGGAAAGCTACTTGAAATCTATAAAGATGCAACTACAGGGAGTTGAAAGTGGTGAGGCGACACTACGTCTTTTCTCTGAGAGCATAGGTTCTAGCTATGAGGATATCCTGGGCAATTGGGAGAACATAAAAAGCGCACTACTAGAAGGTAGTTTAGACGATTGGAAAGCTTGGGCAAAGGAATTGGGTATCTCCTTGGAGGATCTGACAGGCATAGTGATGAGCTTTGACGATGCCGCAAAGAGTGCTGCCGCCAGCTTGTCAAACGCTACTACTATACTACAGGGCATATGGAATGAGAAAACACGACAAACTAAATGGGGAGAGGAAGTCACTCCGCGATGGGGCGCTATTTATCAGACCTACGGAGAGGGAAAGACATTCACACAATTCACTACTCAAGTTTTGGATATGGCGCGTAGTGGTAAGATAACCGCAGATATGCTGGATGTCGTAGCTAAAGAGCTTAACATAGTAGGTGTGACAGCCGAGACACTAGCTAACGATATAGCTATGGCTGCCGAATATCAGGATCAGGCAAATGATGCGCTGAAAGATTCTATCTCTTCATCTCAAGATTTTTCATCAGCTCTAGATGATGCTACGAAAAGGCTTGAGGAACTACAGAACGTGATGAAGGGAATAGACGATCTCATAAGAGAGCTGACTATCGGCAAATATGCGCCAGTGCAATCTTTGGAAGGATTTCAGAATGAGTATGCGAGACTACTTGATGAGGTGAAGACTAAAGGCACTACTGAAGCACTATCCGCTTTTGAGAGTTTTCTACCTGACTACCTCAATTTCCTGAACGCATATGGCATGGACTACAAAGACGTAGTTGGTGGTGTAGTGACAGATCTGAAGGGGGTCAAAGAGGCGCTCGTAAAAGATGAACAGGTTGAACTACTGAAACAGATCGAATTGAACACAAGGAACACTTCCGTAGGTGTCAGTGCTGTAGGAAGCATACTAACCAGCTCAAGTAGTGCCTCATTGAACTACACAGACATAGCAAATCTTCTTTCTGGATTTACTGAAAACAAGCTACCAGAACAGACTACTGTAGAAAATCCAAAATGGGCAGAGGACTACAAATATTTTCAAGAACAATATGGGATGTCCTTCACTCCAGAGATGGCCTCAGAGTGGGTCAAACTATACAATCAATACAAGAACGATACAGCCACTATTGAGTACATAGCGGATCTTTGGGACATGGATGTAAATACACTACATACTGAGTTTGCCAGATTGACGGCGGCTTTAATGGACTACAAAGATTGGATGTATCAAAGCACTACGCCTATACCGCAGTATCAATATGGTGGTGTGCAGGAGACTCCTACACTTGCCAGTATTGCAGAAGGTGGACCTGAAGCAATAGTCCCACTACGTAGAGGGATGATCCCTGTTAAGATTCTAGGAGATTCCAAACCACAGGGGGCCACTACTACTATTGTAGAGGCTAAGTCACATGATATTCATATCCATCTTGAGGTGGATGGGAAGCAGATCGGTTATGTAGTGGCTAGGCAAGCTGCTACGAATACAGAGCTAATATCAGCGCTCAATTCTATAAAGAAGAAGTAGTGTAGTGAGATAGGCTATGTCAGATGTAAAAATGTATGACTACTTTTCAGGGACAGTAACACCGGACTACACTGGAGCCATATTGACCTTGAATCCTACGAATACATTGGTTGAAGAAGGAGATTTCAATCAGATCACACATGTTTATGTGGATGGTAGCAGGGAGACAAAGAACCTATCATCAACACCTGTTTTCTATGTAACACTACAATGGAAAAATCGTAGCACTTCAGATGCAGGAACTATATTTGATTTCTACTTTAGCACATCAAAGGCTTATGGCATGGCACGTAGTTTTAAGTGGACGCATTTTGATGGATATACATACACCGTGAAGTTTGCCAGTAAGTTAGGGAGAAAATATGATGACAACATTATTTCTCTCATGTCGCTGGAAGGAATAAAACTACTAGTGCTTGGTGTTGCACCTCCTTAATAGAGCTGGGTATTTCGTGCTATGGCAGATAAAGAGATCTATGATTATTTTACAGGCACAGTGGCAGCAGACTACTCGACCACTACGTTGAGTGTGCTGCCTACAAATGTGCTGGTTGAAGAGGGCGATTTCAATCAGGTTGCTCATGTCTATGATGATGGAAGCAGGGAGGTAGTGACGGAATCCGCTACTCCAGTTTTCTATGTAACACTACAATGGAAAAATCGTAGTCTGATAGATGCAGGAACCATATTTGATTTCTATTTTGATACGGCAAAGGCTTATGGAATGGCCCGTAGTTTTAAGTGGTCTCATTTCGATGGACACACATACACGGTGAAGTTTGCCAGTAAACTACAGAGGGTCTACGATAACAATCTGACTACTCTCATGACTATTGAAGGTATCAAGTTTATTGTGTTGGGGGTCTCTCCATAATGAGGACACTGAATGGGACACAACAAACTCTTGTAGATGCTGCCTACAAGGAGAAGTCTTGGCTGTTTACCGTAGTCACTGTAGGTGTTTCCACTTATAGGTGGTCGTTAAAAGCCAAGAGCTACGGAGGGCAGAGCTACACTGCGAAGATACAAGAGTTTAAAGGGATAACACTATCTGCCAACAAAAGTGAGTTTGGAATACAGGCACCTAATGACCTGAGCTTTGTAGTAGGCAATGCCGATGATGCCCTTACAGCATCCGACTTTGAAGGTGCCTCAGTCACTATCACTCCAGTTCTTGAAAGTGGAGGGACAGAGTCATCACTACCAGGGTGGAAGTTTGTAGTGAGGAAGTGCTGGGGGTACTACGGAAAGCTGTTCTTCATTTGTGAGGACTTCATTCAGCAATATCTGAAAGGAGAATATCCAAATACCAAACTGGTCAAAGAGCTTGCGCCATCTACACATAGTATAGAGGACAATCTTTGCGTTCCTGTAGTGTTTGCTAATTCTACCTATAAAGCCTACATACCAATACGCCCTGTATACGTGACAGGTGATGCAAAAGCCTACTACGTTCTAGGACCATCCGGCCCTACCTACAACGTCTACGAATGCAAGTCTCCTAGAGCATGGCCTACACAATCTACTTGGATATCCACTACGGGTGGTGGTAGTTACACATTTACCCAGTCAACGAAAACGTTGGATGGCGATTCAATGCGAGTCATTGAGCCTATCATAGCAGATGCAAATAAGGATGGGACGGTTGACTCAGCTGGCTTTTTCGAGAATGGGGATTTTCTACACGACGTTCCGTTTAAATACTACACAAGCACCTCCGACTACACCTCCCCAGCTAATGTCATTTCACAGGTACTACAGGGATATGGTGTTGATAGTGGAGATATAGATACAGCTGGAAGTTTTGCAAGCGCAGCTACTACATATGCCTCATGGGGCTTAGTGTGGTATGGAGGATTTTTCTTTAAAGAGGACAGGAAGGTACTACTGGCAAAGCTTCTTGCGATGTGCCATAGTGTGCTACGCATTACAGATAAGGTGGAGCTGCATCCACTATCTAAAACGTCACAGAAGACTTTCACCAAGGCACTACGTTTGAAAGCTACAGATGGCAGTCATGATGCAAGTGGTAGTAGTGATGGAACGTTCAGCTATGAGCCTCTGGATGATCCACTATATGATAGTGGATACATAGCACTACAAGAAGCAGGACAGCCACAAGATCAACTACTAAAAGCCCTTGTCTCTGCAAGGTCTACAGGTGAGACAGACTACATATCAAGTGAGGTAGTGGAATTCCCACTAGTAGCCGATACGCAGGACGCGCAAGCTCTTGGCACGTTGTACTTTCAGCGCAAATATAGACGTAGTGGCAGGATCTCTTTTTCAGAAGGTAGTAGTGCTATAGTGCTTGAACCGGATGACGTAGCCACTATTAACAATTCGCTTTACGGTGGAAGCACAGCGTTTTTTATTGAGGACATAAGGATAAATGAAGATTTCACCGTAGATATCACTGGCATAGTCCCAAAGGAAAGTCTGGTTGATTTTGGTGATCTCGCGCCATCAGCTATCACGTTCGGGACAGACACTAGCAGCTCATTTTGGAAGTATGTAGTATGCGGTCCTGACACTACAGTAAGTAGTGGATCAAAGACAAACATGCTTCCAGACAGACTACGAATAGGTAGTGGAGCAAACTACATACTTCTTGACAACACAGATCCATCCATAAAGCTCTATGAAGGGGCGCAGAAAAGAGTTGAGATAGGTGATATTGGGGCTTCTACCTATGGCATAGCTTTCTACACTCCTGGCGGAGCTACCTCCCTGATCATAGATGCTTCACATAACACTATTACAGAGATGGAATATGAGATCTACACCTCTGGAATCATTCGCACTAATGCTAATGTAGCTGCCAGTGGTGGATGGTCCGTTGACAAGGACCACATGATAGCCTATACAAACGCTCCATTGAAAGTGTTTGAAGTAGTGTTCAGTGGTAGTGACTGGGGCGATTTCTACGTAGGTGATTATGCCAATGGAAATTCTGGATTGTTCTACGACCGTAGTGTGCCTGAGTTGTACTTTGCTGGGAATCTGACAGTAGATAGTTTTGCGCGTTTTCCAGAAGATAAGTTGATGGTGTTTTTCCTTGGAATGAATGAGGGCTATGGGATTTATGTTCTGGACTCATCTTGTAGCAAATATAATTGTACATTTTACACAAGCTACTATCCAGCTTGGGCCGCTGCCTTTGGCATAGTGGGTGTGACAAGCCTGTGGTTCGATGGTGGAACTGCTAGTGACCTGATTTCTACAGACGACACTACTACTGCCAATCTTGAGCTTAACAATTCCTATTGGACCTTTTCCTTTTGGATTAATCCGTATGCTAAGAGTGCTGGCACTACAACACAGGGCTGGTTTTTCCGTCGTGGAACAGGCTGGAACACAAATGGGAATATGATCCTGTATGATTATACAAACGAAAGGCTTGTGTTTTACTCCCATAGTGCAAGTGTGAACAATGCTCATAGTATGGATGCCAATACATTCGACACTCTGGAGCTTTGGTATCATGTAGCTATCACTTGCGACAAAAGCGATGTTATCTTTTATGTCAATGGTGAACAGGTCGGAGATCCAGTTCCTTTTGTAGCAGGAACTACTTGTAGTAGTGCTACGTTCATTGGTGGCAACAGTGGTGTTGCTGACACTGGTTTCCGTGGCTATCTGGATCAATTCAGAGTGTACCGTAGTGCTTCTAATAGTGCTGCTTGTCTTGGTGCTAATCAGGTAAAGGCCCTGTATCTCTACCCTGGCGGAAACGTAGGGGGCCGTATCACAGCCCATTCTGTAGTTGTTGGAGACAGCACAGACTACTGGCGCACGAATAAATACGGCATGTTTGGAGTTGGTAGTAGTGAATCCTTGTTTGCATTCTCCATAGCTGATAGTGTTTCGTGGGACGGTGGAACGATGGACAAGGGAGACATAGTGATAGGCCGCTACCTCTCAGACGGAGAGGGCCTGTTTTATGACCGTAGTGTCCCAAAGATGTACTATCGTGGCGATCTTGCTCTTGAGTCTGTTCCTGGCTTTCTACATAATCGCTATTGTTTTTTAGATGTAGACTTTGCTGAGCAAATTGGGAGTTTACTACACGATGGGAGCAAAATACGTGGAAATGGAACAATCACAGGCCCAGACTGGGTAGCATCTCCTGGCGGAATCATAGGTGGGACTCTTCAATTTATCTCAACAAATTCAGACTACGTTACTTTTGGAACAGGAGATCATGGCTATTGGGATGTACTGGGTAGTGGCAACAGAGGAATGGGATGGTTGTTAAATATCTACATTTCTAGTGCACCATCTACAGCACAAGTCCTTATGGCGAAAGGTGGCTACAACGTTTCGGGTTGGTACATAGTTGTTCAAGGGACAGACACAACACCTGGGGTGATCAGGCTGCAAGTAAACAAAAGTGGAAGTAGCACTAGTTGCCCTGCTACTACTGCTATAACCTACGGTGCTTGGAACCAAGTTATTTTCATTTATAACTTTGATGCGTCAGACAATGGGACTGTGGACATTTATCTTAATGGTGAATACAACACAACTATTACAAGCGTTGTCACTATGGCGGATGCGTCTTCATACGCATTGGTATTGGGGAAACATAGTGCAGCCACTGCTTACTGCGATGCGTATTTTTGCGGTCCTCTCAAAATTTTTAATGGTCTTTCCACAGGGCAGTTCACTAAGGATCACGCAAAAGCATATTGGAAATATCCACAAGGGTCGAGAGGTGGGCAATTAACAGCAAGATCAGTAGTCGTAGGAAATCCTGTAAAGGACAGCACTCCAGGCATCAGGATTGACGACACAGGGATCTGGACATACGGGGCAAGTGGAAATGAGCTTTTCGGCTTTTGCACTATTGCAAGTGGAACAGTTACATGGGAGGGCCTTTCTCTTTCGGCTGGGCATTTCACACTTGGCGACTACTCTGCAAGCAAAGGGCTATATTTCGATGGGTCAAGCTTCAACTTCAAGGGCAACATAGTAGCAGGGACGATTTCATCTGGTCAGACATTGACCGTGAGCGGTGGTAGTGTCGTAGTCAATACGTCTGGATCGTTTGAGGTCACATCTGGAACAGCTGCCTTTGGTGGAACTACGTTTGAAGTATCGGCAACTTCAGCCACAATCAATACAACTGCTGGCTTGATACTCAATACAGCTAACGGATTGATAATGAAGAATGGGGCGACCACTCTTGCTACGTTGTACTACAGTGGGACATATGTATATCTACAGCCATCCAGTGCAACACAGCTATGGCTTGGATCTGGATCTAATAAGTACAGTTCTGTATACATCTATACATCAGGCTTGACAGTGACAGCTGATAGTGCGGTTGATTTCACTGCTGGGACTGGCGCTATGGCTATCAGACAGACATACGTTGATATTAGCCTTAGTGGTACGTTGATCTACAATTTCTATGGAGCACAGTTTTATGCAATAGGAGCCGGAGCTGTAAATTTCGGGCAAAGCTCATCAAACTACTGGGCGTATTGCTACGGTGTCCGATGGTATGGCAAGGGTGGAGAGACAGGAGGGACATACCATGTATATCAGGCTGGCTACGATCACTACGATGATATTGGAATTGTAGATAGCATGAGTACAGGGAGAGAGCCAATTTCACCATTCCATTTTCCAAAAGAAGTGACAAATCTGCCTGTACTACAACACGAATATGACCTGTCCGATGATGAGCTTGAGAGTGTGATATACGATGGAAATGTAGTTAAGAAAAACGGGCATCTGATAGACAAGCAATTCATTGCAGACAGGACGTTTTGGGATGGTATAAACCTTGCCCTGTTTGATCTTTGTGTATCAAAGGCAATATATCAAGAGGTGAAAGAGCTAAGGTCAAGGGTGTCAGAATTGGAAAGGAGGTTACAGTAGTGGACAACATATTGACACAACGGTATCTGGATATAAAGGACTTGCCAACTACTATCATTGAGATACTGGACGCGAGCCACACAGACAGCAACTACGCAAAGGCAAAAGTATACTACTCCAAATGGGACGAAGCACTTGGGACTGAGACAACGGAAACCATTGAGCTTACAAAGCAAGCGGTACTACACTACAGGCAGCAACTACTGGATGAGAAAGATCGGCTGACGTTGTTGTTTAACAATCTGACGGCTTTTGCCGCTGACGCGCAAGTAGCAATTGACCAGTGGCTTATTGACAATCCGCCAGAGGAGCCGTAGTCATGGACAGAGCAAAGATCCTGCAAGTCATCCTTGGCCTTTGCGCCTTTGCTGGCGTAGCCTTTGGTGCTACAAAATATCTGGCTACGGCTGAGCAGCTGGCAAGCACAAGGGAGACTTTGATAAAGGAGATACAGGCCAACAAGGAATATCTGCAACTCGTAGATGTGCGTCTGGGGTTGAAAATAAACTCCGACAAGATCTACGACATACAAAAACGCATAGACAGGCTGGAGGACAAGAACGGAGGGCCTGACTGTAGTAGATGGACGGACATGGGAGACAGGGAGAGGTATCGTAGTTTGAAGGCCACATTGAAGGAACTGGAAGAGGAACGGCAACTACTTTTCAAGAAGCACAAAGGACGTTAATCAAAGGAGGGAGTGTAGTTATGTCAAAGAGTAGTGATCAGGAGGAGAGGAAGGAGCAATTGCAGAAGGAGCAGGAGCAAATCATAAAGATAACTTGGAGAAAGCTGGTAGAGATTTTCAGCACTGGAAAGCTTGATGCATTGGAGAAAAAACCACTACCACGGACGATCTCAATTTGGCTGGGCCGCGTAGTTGATAAGTTTGAAGATGAAGTTAGGACATACAGAAAGGAGCACAAGAAGCTCATAGAGGAGTTTTCAGAGAGAGACAAAGATGGGAATATGGTAGTGAAGATTGACTATGGTGATGGCAAGAAAGAATACAAAACGCAAAAGGGCAGAGAAGAGGAGAGAGATCAAGCATTGGATAGCTTGCTAGACACTGAGATCGATATTCATATTTACAGGAAAAAAATTAAGTTGTCAGAATTGCCGGAGACCATGTCAGCGTCTGAAGCTAGAACACTACTAACCATAGCTGATCTGGTGGACGACTCCACTGAATAAGGAGGTGGTGCCGTATGGGGATTTGAAAAGTAAAATAGAGTTGGCTGAGAAGATGAAATTCTACTACTTAAAACAATATCAGAAATGGTCTAAGCTACTACGCAAATATAAACTGCAAGAACTGGAGGAGGTAGGCAATGGAACAGTTTCCAGTAACTCTGGACATGTACACGACAGTAGTCGGGTTTTTCCTTCCGATGATCATTGCAATAATTAACAAGGCCACCTGGGGACAAAGGCTGAAATATGGCATTAGCTTTGCCGTTGTTTGCCTGGCTGCGGCTTTTCATCTTGTATTCATGGGCCAGTTCGATCTGCTTGACATTCCAGTCACAATACTGAAAATCTTGACGCTGACAATTGGGTCTTATTTGGTATTCTGGAGGCCCAGTGGAATTTCGGACAAGATTGAGAACAACATAAACAAGTAGTGCTGATATTGTAGTAGTAGTGGAGGTGGCTGATACGTGGAAAAAACAACTACTCCTGGCGTCTGTGACTACCATCTTGCAAATGAGCAATGCATTAAGGGGCTAAGCAATAAGATAAATGATCATAAAAGTGAAATAAGATCCCTTGCTGCTACTGTAGCTAATGTGGAGAAGGAACTCCACAAAAGGATGGATGATATGGAGCGTAGTTATTCTACATCTTTAGCCTCTACTACTAAGGATGTAACTAATGACATTAGAATGGCTGCTGTGGAATTGTCTGATGTAGTGTCAAAGTTCAAAGACGAGTTTGGTGGTAAAATAAACGGCACGAGCAAGCACTACGAAGAGGAACTGCGTAGGCACAGAAAAGAATTGACAACCGATTTAAAAGAATATAAGACAGAGACCGATAAAGAGATAAAGAGAAAAGTTCCAATTTGGATGTTCATTCCATTGCTGCTATTCATACTTGGTGGCATAAGTGGCTTGTACTACTGGCAGTATGACAATGTGAAAGATAGAAATGCGTGGCAAGAATGTCTTGCAAAGGAACTACGGGCAAACATGGCTCAGCTGAATGACTCCGTATCTGCTATCTCTGGAGTGATGGCAGGGATTGCCAAAGATAGTGAACATAATAGAGAAGAGATAAGAAAGAATGATCAAAGCATACGTGAGCTTAAAAAGGAAATGAGGGACGATTTACATCGCTTGCAGTCCTCTTATGAACGAGAACACTACAAAGGATTTGGGGATAAATGACTATGGAGTGTCTGGATTTGGAGCAGAGAAAAAAAGAGCTTGACTATTTGATAAATCATCCTATAAGGAATAACCTTGTAATAGTTCGCAGGATGATTGAAGGGATAGAGCAATGCTGTTCGATCATGAAAGCAGGAATTTCTAACTACGAAGATCTAGGTGGTAGTGATGTTCCGCGCTGTCCCTACGTTCTAGAATGTAGTTCTATGCCTTTGCCTAAAAGAGATGTGGCAGCACTATCTATAGTAATGGATCTGGCATGGACGATGCTGCACAGGCCCTACATTTGGGGTGGAGATGACCCTATCAAAGGATTTGATTGTAGTGGTATGCAGATTGAACTACTTAAATCAGTCGGAATCCTGCCAAGGGAAGGAGATTGGACAGCTCAGGGCCTTTGGAACTACTTCCAGAATAAGGTAGTGAAATTTCCTGATCGTGGTTGTTTGGTATTTTGGGGAAATAGTAGTGATAGTGTAGTGCACATAGAACTATGTTGGAATTCTAAGTTATGCATAGGTGCAAGCGGTGGAGGAAGCAAAACAAAAACTGTAGAAGATGCGATTGCTCAAAATGCTTATGTGAAGCTACGACCTATATCAAGTCGTAGTGGTGTAGTTGGGTACGTAGATCCTTTTATGCTCACAGAAGGAGGTGAGTAGCACGATGCAATTCGATGAAATGGATAAATTGAAGATTCACTATGTTAGGATATGGTGGGGCTGCCTGTTCTTTGTTGTTGCCGTAGTGGTTGTAGCACTACTAACACAGTGTGGTACGGTAAACGTAGGGGTGCAGTCGCCCATGTCAATGTCTCCACAGGAGAGGTTGGCAACTGCAAAACGATTGTGGACATCGCAGGAACTGGACACCAAGGCGGCTGCGGAACGGGCGAAGGCTGGCACTATCACTGAGGCAGAGGCTTCCTACTACATAGCCAAGGGCAAGCGTCTCAAAGAGATAGCCACTATGATCGACATATACGATGGCTACGTGAAGGGGCTTCCGCCTACGCCTGGGACTGACTACATATCGGCGGAGCGTATTATAATCCGATTCATTCAGGAGGCACAGAGCTATGCCAAATAATCCCAAATTCGATCAGGCCCTTTTCGTAGGGCAGCTTGCTCAGTTCCTTCTGTCGCTGGCTATCATGGCAGTAGAGAAGCAGGGACTTGATACACAGGAAAAAAGACTTGCATGGTTCAAGGAGCAGGACGACAACTACGTAAAGGCCAGAATTGATCTGGAGGACTCGCTGGATGTTTTGCAGCATTTTCTTGACCAGATGAAAACATAGACAAGGAGGAAATTCGACACGTTTAATCCTTTAATGTAGTGGAGGGTACTATGTCAAAAAAAATGATAGTGATTTTTGATGATGAGATGCCACAGGAGGATCTCGACGCTTTGGTAAGCGCAGCCTTGAAGGTGCCGCATGTAAAGGAAGTGTCCTTGTTGAAGACCGATGAGGATGAAAAGCGCTACGCTATGAGGACATTGATTGAAGGGCTTTTCGGATCAAGGCTTACTCTGAGGTGATAGTAACTATGAAAAAGCGCCTACACAGGGGAAATTACGTGAGCAGGGTTTTCCTCCTCCTTTCCCTTGCTTGCCTCCTTCCGTTTTCCCTGTGTAGGTTTTCTATGGCCTCTGACATTAACGATTTGCTGAATGTTCTTAATCGTATTTCAGCCATTCAAACTACTAAGGGTAAAATAGTTGTAGTGAATTATGAAATCTCTAGACTACGTTATCCTATATCCTTCACTGTTAAGGGGCAACTACCGAAAGGTAGTGTCGATTTGTTTGCTTTCTTCACGGCAAAAGATGGTAGTGCTTGGATGTCTCAGCCATGCACTGATAATCCATTTAAGAGGAGAGATCTGTGGACTGTTGGATTTTTCAAGTTTATGGAGAAGGATAGACTTGTAGCCTATGATAGTATGAACAACACAGCTGCCACACTTATTTTTAATGCTTACGAAAGGTGCAAGATAACGATAGAAGAGTTGACTACACATCAGATCACCACGCTGCTTTTCGGATGCGCTCCAAGTGGTGAGGTGCAAAAGTTGGATCTATCCAATGCACATATTGTGAATGTAGTTTTAAAGTGAGTAGTGATTGTGGCAAGACAGAGAACAAGGGAATATGAGCTTTTCGAAATATTGAAAGAGCGTTTTGCCTCTGAGCAGAGATTCAATATGGATGACGTAGTCGCAAGTTCTGATGCGACTACTAGTAGAGCAACACTACGTGTTCTAGTAAAGCGGCTAACAGATAGTAAAGCGCTTGTCAGGATGCATAAAAATTGCTACATCATAGGCAAAACTCCAAAGCGCAAATATGTAAAAGTAGGAGGGCCATCTAGAAGACAAAAGGGGAATGGCACAGACCAGAAAAAGATAGTGACTACTGAGGAGATAATAAAAAGCGATGGCTTCCGGCACTTGTTTGAAGGTCACTACGATGTCTACGACCGTCTGGTAGAAGAGGCAAAGCTGGAGTTTCGTACTCCACTTGAGCAACTACGCTACTTTGTCTGGAAAGGATGCTGGGAGAGGAAACAGGTAAGGGATTTCAAGTTGAAGCAATACGTAGAGGACAAAAACGCCCATGAAGAGAGTAAAGCAAAGGCCACTACGCAGTAGTGTTTTTATTAACCTTTAACGTGTGTGCGGAGGTATTGCTATGGAAGAGAGAATAAGCGGCATTCGTGGATTTTTCAGAATCAACATCACAGAGGACGACAACGGAAAGGAGAAGATTGTTGGAGACAGCGGCTGGATAGAGAACATCATCACAAACGTAGGCGTAGAGAACTTCCTTGCTCGTAGTTTTGCATCGCAGACAGGATCACTCTATGTCAGGTATGTTTCTCTTGGCAGTGGGGCCGCGCCAGCTAGCGACGCCACTACGCTGCCAAGTGAGGTGGTTATCTCAAGCCGTCGTGTTGAGGTAACTGGCAACTATGCATTTACTCAGCGGTCGGCAAGCAATGGGACAGCTACAGTTCAATGGACAGGTACGTTTTCAAGTGGCAATAGTTTCGTTACCACTACGTACAACATTTCGAACATCGGGCTGTTTGACAGTAGCACAGGTGGGTCTCTGATGGCAGGAAATACATACAATAGTAGTTCCTGCGCCTCAAACCAAAACGTCAATGTGACGTACCAGATCAGGATGTCTTTCGCGTAATCTTTTGCTTCAAAGGAGGAGCACTACTTTATGGACTTGGATAAATTGATAAAAGAGAATTCAGGAATTCGATTGGACCTGGGGTGTGGAGAGAATAAGCAGGAAAATTTTATCGGCATGGACATACGACAACTACCAGGGGTGGACATAGTGCATGATATTGAAAAGTTCCCCTGGCCCTTGCCTGATAGTTGCTGCCATCTAATAATGTGTAGTCATCTGATAGAGCACATTAAGCCTTGGCTCACCATCTATTTCATGAATGAGTGTTGGCGTATCATGAAAGAGAATGGTGAACTGCTTATCTCCACACCATATCCAGGTAGTCGCGGCTACTGGCAAGACCCAACACACTGCAACGGATGCAATGAAGCTACGTTCCAGTATTTCGATCATCGTTTCCCATTGTATCAAATCTATAAGCCGAAACCTTGGGAAGTGCGACAAGGCTTTCCAACATGGCAGAGCAATGGCAATCTTGAGGTGATTTTGAAAAAGATAGTAGTGCCTGAAGATTTGTCGGTCAATGTAGCGGAAAAAATGGGAGTCAAGGGGGTGATGGGAAAATGAACGAGATACTACAAACAGTCGATATGGGTAAGAACGTCATAACAAATACGGACCAGCCTACGAAGAGAATCCTTGTGGGCATTCCTATGACCGGACTACTACGTGCGGAGTGGGTACTTGCGCGATACGGGCAGATCATTCCTTGCAATTGGGCACAAGTGGACTGCCTACAATGGCTTGACAGCTCAAGTCCCATTGGTTTCATGGTGGCGGATGCGCGTAACATCATAGTGGACATAGCGGTCAAAGACAACTTTGAATGGCTGTACTTCATTGACCACGACACTATCCTTCCTCAAGGCACTACGATACGTCTTAACGAGCGGATGATGAAGAAAGAAATTCCAATGTGGTCAGGGTTATATTTTACAAAGTCGCGGCCAGCGGAGCCGCTTGTTTATCGTGGACGCGGCAATGGCTACTACGCAGACTGGCACTTGGGGGATGAGGTTTGGGTGGACGGCATCCCTATGGGCTGCACTATGATTCACTCCAGCATACTACGCTACATGTGGGAGCATAGTGAAGAGTATGAAGCAAAGCCTGGGCTGGTAGTTCGCAGGGTCTTTGAGTCTCCGAGAAAGATATGGTACGACCCTGAGAGAAATTCATGGAATGCGTCTTCTGGAACGGAGGATCTGGAGTTCTGTAGTCGTATCATGAGGGAGGACATTTTCGGCAAGACCGGATGGAAGAAATATAGCGGTGTGCAATACCCATTCATGATAGACACATCAATTTTCTGCAAACACATTGATTTTGATGGAACGCAGTACCCTACTATGGGAGAGGAACTACAGTTTGTTAAGCAGGACAACAAACAGTAGTGAATGCTAATATCGTTGTACTATGGAGGAAGAGATGAAAAGATTTTTGGTAGTCATCGGGGCTTTGCTGCTCATTGCGTCTTTCGGCACAGCCAGTGCGGAGACATGGCACAGGACAAATCAGGCAACCTTTGCTTGGGATGCGGTCACTACGCTTCAGGATGGCACTACAATACCAGCGAACGACGTAGTGCGCTACAATGTATTCATGAAGAACAAACAGACAGGCGTTGAGACACAGGTTTCTGAAAACATACTTGAGACACAGGCAACGATTACCTTTTCTCAAGAAGGTTTCTGGTATTTGGGCGCACAGGCACTACGCTATGTGTCCGTTGATGGCATGGTTCCTGATACTGAGACTCCTTACACTTCAGAGATTTCATGGTCCAGTGATCCTCTTGTGTGTTTTGAAGGCGTAGCATTTGGTATTCGTTTTCACGTACCTCCTGGGCAGATCAAGAATTTGCGCGTCACTCAATAGAGAAGCAATATGGCGCACTACGTTTTTGTTACGGGCCATCACAGGGCAGGGACGCATGAATTTGCCGAGTACCTTGGCAAACAAACCGGACTGCCCTACGTGATGGAAGACCTCTACATGTTCAATAGTATGGAGATCCTTGACCTACTACTACAAGGAAAAATACGGGGTCGCACCAAAGAGGGGAAACTAGCTAATCGCTACATTCCTGCCTTGGTGGAAAAGGGCTTCATACTACAGTGTCCAGGGCTGGCCTGTTTCATTCCAAGACTTGCTGAGTTGGGCGACGTTTATTGGTGCTACAGGAATCCAGAGCACATCGCTACGAGCATGGCAAACGGCGGCTTCAATGACATGCTATGGGGCATTATGAAGTCTTTCCGTAGTGCCTATCCTGATGACCCAATATGGACTACACTTAAATACAAAGACCGAGAAGATCCGCATGCCGGATTCATCGGCTACGCTTTTCTATTGACAAAGGTGAAGGAGTATTTCTACCATCGCTATTTTGAAGGACTGGTCAAGAAGAGAGTAGTGCTTGAGGATCAGCCCTACTACATATTTGAGAACACGATCACGGCAAAGCGCCCTGCAAAGCAGAACATGATCAAACGTCTTGAGAAGGTGAAGAAAGACAATGAAGCTCTGTGCGTTGATTAAAGTCAAATATCATCCAAATCCCGATGGTGGTGGAGCGCAATTTGGCGACGTAGTGTCTTTTTCAAGGCCAGATCATGTCTTTTCAGAAAAGGAGTTGAAGTATTTTATCCCTATTCCTGTTGACATCAACGTGCCATGTGGCGACAACTACATGAAAGTAGTTGATGGCGGATATCCAGATTGGAACTGTAGTACCTGTCCTGACAACGACCCTGATGTGTGCGACGTTCAGAAATTTGCCCGTGGTGAATGGAGTGAAGGGGATGTTGAAAACCCACCAATGCTTTTGAAAAAGCGGCGATACCGGATTCCAATAGACGTAGTTTTAAATTCAACGATGCTTGCCCTTGCGACAAAGGACGACAAGGACATTGCAGATAGGACGGTGATCATTAATTTTATCGGGACAAACAATCTGCCTAAAACCGTAGTGGTTGATAAGGTGACGTAGCGATGGCGTGGTATGCTGACGTTCTTATAGCCCCAAGTGGTGGCGACTATACCGCATTAAATACGTTTGAAGCGGCCTATGATGGGCTGGATATGTCAGGTACGGATGGGGTTCGTGCAAGACTACAAGGCACAGATGGCACCTCTTCAAATTTTATATACTGGGGAGATTGGGTTACTCCACTATCCGAAACTTGCAAGGTCGTAGTGCAAGCCGACGATGGTTATGAGACTGACGGCTTTGATGGCGACGGCACTACTAATGCAAGAAATGCCAAGACATGGTCTGTATATGGCACTGTTTCGGAGCCAAACTATTTTGACATTAAGAACATTGAGTTTTACAACTCATCTGTAAGCGGCGTAACATCTCCAGGGATGTGTGGAGTAGTAAGAATTTCAAAATGTGTTTTTAGAGATAGTGCAATTGCGTTAGGTAGTGTAATTCTCCAAGGGGTGTATTCCGGTGGCACAGCAACAATGTATGTTGGGGGTTGTCTAATAAAGGATCAGACAGGCACCTACGGAATGGGCATACGCATTGCTGCTGATAATGTCAACGCTACAATAGTGGCAATCAATAACACTGTCTATGAGTGTCATTACTATGGGATCGTAACCACTTATAGTAACCCAACGTTAAATGCCATCAACAACGCCGTTTACAGTTCAACTCATACCGACGTAGCTGGTCTTGATGTAGACACTACAAACCTCACTGGCGACGACGCTGACATAGTGAACACGGATGGGGTTGACTGGACTGAACCGAGTACGGACGATTTTACTATTCCAGATACAGATTCTGCACTATATGAGGCAGGAACAACAGTAGTTGACTCTTGGTTCACGGAACTATGTCCGACCGACTTTGCAGGCACTACATGGAGGACACCTCCGAGTGTTGGGTGCTTTGAATATGTGTCAGGGGTTTTTGAAATACTATCTACAGAGACCGTAGCAGTCGCGGATTCACTAACGAAAATATTCATGCTTGGTTCTGTTTGCTGGGGCAATACGGACGAAGGCAATGAGGACATGTATAAGACGTTCACTACATACTGGACTGGAACAGGTTCTGTATCTGGTAGTGGTGATAGTGAAAAAATATCCCTGGATGCAGGGGAATACATGGAGTCCGAAACGTGGAACACAGGGGCCGTAGATGTTGAGCTGACTTTGAACAAATATGAAACGGGCCTTGGCTCTTGTGTAGTGAAGTATAAGACAGGCACAACACAAGCCGATTGCGAAGGTCAGGCATGGGCTACGTATTCAAGCCCGTTTACTAGTGGCGGATGGGTGAAGGTAAGGATTGAAAATTGATAGTGAGAGGTATTCACTATGACGATCATGTTTTATGATTCGGCGGAAAGTGATCAATATGTGACCTCAGAGACATGGACTGAGGTAGTGTCTAAGACAGGAGCACTACGCGGTGGCACTCAGAACTACATATTCCTTTATGCGGAGTATGGTGGTAGTGCTACGAACAGGGAGGTAGGACTACGGGCACTCGTAGATGGCACTGAAAGAGGTTTCGATCATCACTTACCGTCGTTGACAAATCAGCCAAAGGCTTTCAGTGTATTTGGTATGCTACAGCCCAGCGTGGATGGGGATCACACTATCTCGCTTGAAGCTCGCGCATTAGGGTCTCCTCAGACCGTATTGATAAGGCGTATTCGCTTGATGGTCATGCAGACATAGGGTAGTAGATGGCCTTATTCACTGAAGCCATAACCGATGTAACTCCTGCCTCTGGTAGTGGATGGACTACAGGGACTTTGTCCTCTGCCTGTGCCAGCAGGGTCTGTGCCATACTATGTCTGAATACTAACGATGGGGCGGATCTTGGAGTAGGAGTTAGAGCCGTAGGGTCATCTGCTAATAGGGTTGTTACTCTCCATGAGGCTGAAGGTGGTGGGTCAACAGCAGTAGTGCTACACGTTGTTGCAAATTCCTCTTACCAGATACAGTTTTATCTTGACCCAACAGGCAACTGGAACTATTTTCTGCTTGGCTACTACGACACTACTGTTACCTATACAGAATTACCTACAACAACTCTCAGTCAATCAGTATCTGATGAATGGGGTCAGATAAACGATACCATTGAGATAAGTAGGGTTTATGAGGTAGTATGCGTAAATCCTAATACATCGGCTTCAACTTATATTGGGGCAAGAGCGGTAGGGTCATCGCTTGATCGTAGGTTTGATCTTCATGAGTCTGAGGGAAGTGGGGGCTTAACTGCTCTAACATCCTATGTCAAGTCTAATGCAAGTGGAAAGATAGAAACATATAATGGGAATCATGTTCGGACTTATGGCTATTTTGGTTCCGATATAGATTTTGATGAGCACTTTGATTCTCTGACGTTGACTAGCGATGGTAGTTGGGAACAGCAAAATCCTGAGTCAGGTTCATCGGGCAAGGTGGCCCTTGTTTGTTGTCTTCACTACAGTCGCAATGCAGAGGATACAATAGGGGCATGTACTACTGGCTTAGGGAGTAGGTACTACATAGAGCATGAAGCTGAGTCTAATGGATATGTTGGCGCTACGTTTCCGACACAGGTTGGTGGAACGGTAGGCAGTGAATATTTCTACACATATATTAACGATGCCAGCGACGGTCTTTTTTACAATCTAGGATTTCTGTCCTACTCTGGATCTGCTACTCGTGAAGTCAACATAAATACGGAGCAGATTACAAACGTAGTTGACTACGCGCCGACGGTCAAGACCAGTGATCCTCAGATCTCCGCACTATTCAACATCTTTGAAGTAACAGACGAGCCTACAGTACAGGTTCAGGCAGCTTCACCAAGGAACATAAGCGACATTGTAGAAACTACAGGGCTGGAGGACATAGTATTTGCAGAGCTTCCAGATGCGTTGTCCATCCCTGCCGTAGTGGACACGATGGAATGGGTTGATGACCCTACGGTTGAATTTGAGGCGCTTGCTCCGTTCGAGATAGACGTTTACGATGAGACCAATATACAAGACGTAGTGGCCGACAAAGCCGTTTCCGTTTCGGAGGCGAATGTATATGACGATGTAGCGGTGGATGAATTCTCAGCCACTACGGTTAGCACTTCTGAGGCAAACGTAAATGAAGAAGTCGCGCTGACAGAATATGTCACCTCCGCTCTGTCCGATCTGAAACTATCCTCCTACGATGAGACCTCCCTTTACGATTCAGACGCAGCCACTATGGATGCGCTGGACGCTCAGCCCCTACCAGATAGTTTCACAATCGAAGACGTAGTTGATGGCATCTCCATTGAAGAGGCAGCTCCGCGTGTAGTCGATGTATATGATGAGTTGGCCGTTGAGGATGTAGTAGATAGTGTCTTTGTTTCAGAAGCAACGCCGCGTGTAGTTGATGTCTACGACGAATTTCTCACTGAAGACATAGTTGACGACATTTCCGTTTCAGAGATTGGCGTATGCGAAATTGATGTATTTGACGAGATCGGTATTTCTGAAAGCACTACACTATCTGTTCAAGACAGCTCTGTAGATGTAGACGACGAGACTGCTTTTGAGGACCAGACAACTACGGAGACAGCCAGCCTTGAGGCCACTACGTATGACGATATGGCCTTTGAGGACTCCACTGATGCGGAGATAGGCACCCTTGAGCTGATCGTCTACGACGATGTAGCGTTTGAAGATGATAGTAGTTGTTCGGCTGGAATAGAGTTTGATGCAGCTGGAGATGGAGATGGTTGCAATGGATGTAGTACCCTTTCATGGTCCCACACATGTTCTGGTACTGATAGAATACTAATCGTTGCCACATGCGACAATAGCACTCTAATTGGGAATTCTAGTGTAAAGTACAATGGCGTAGATCTGAAATTGTTTGGCCGTAGTCAAGGCATAGTCAGTTCAGAAGTATGGTATCTTGTAAATCCTGACACAGGCACTCATACTGTAGATGTGATACACTCCGCTATCACGGCTGATTTTGTTGGTAATTCTGTAAGCTACACTGGAGTAAACACCGATTTTCCTTTTGGACATTGGGAGAAAGATAATTCAACAAGCGGCGACCCATCCGTTACTTTGAGTAGTGGTGTTGGTGAAGTAGTTGTAGATGCTGTCTCTGCTATTAAGGTATCAGGCCAGATAACTCCCGATATAGGACAGACGCTACGCGCTTATGCAGAAGGCTCAGATCCCAACTATGATATAGGATTTTCTGACAAGCCAGGTGACACCTCAGTTACTATGAGCTGGGATGCTGACGGTTTGTGGTCACAGATGGCTGTATCACTACGTCCTGCTGGTAGTGGCCCCAGCGATGTTTATATTCATACTCTCGTAGACAATTCAGGATATGATGAACCTTTGGAGCGTGTAGCCATCCTGAGTGCCACTACACTATCCATCGATGACCTTGAACTATCAACCTACGACGAATTTCTCACTGAAGACATAGTTGACAATGTTTCTGTTTCAGAGATCGGTATATGTGAAGTCGATGTATTTGATGAGGTTGGTCTTTCCGAAAGCACTACACTACTTATCTCCGACCTTGACTCATCCGTAGACGACACTACTGAACTTTCTGACACTGTATCGCTTGAGACTGAGGCACTACTATTAAGCGTGTCGGATGCTGTTACGTTTGAGGACTCCGCACAGGCTGAAGTGGAAGCCGTAGTTGACAGGGATGTGCAGATATTTGAAGAGGTAGTGGTCTCGGACGTAGTAGATGGCATTTCCGTCACTGGAGGGATCATATCAGGCTCAGTTTGCTGGGGCCATTCCACAGGGGTCACACAGGGCAACACAAGGACGTTCACTACATACTGGACTGGAACAGGAACGATCTCAGGTAGTGATGATAGTGAATCAGTGGAGCTTGAATCTGGCGAATACATGGAATCTGAGATGGTCAACATTGGAGCGATCACTGTAAGACTTCTGCCAAACAGCTACATATCTGGCAAGGGACTACCAGTCATACAGTACAAGACAGGCTCAACGCCAGAGCTTTGCGACGCGGATTCATGGACTACGTATTCAGTCCCTTTTTCTAGCGACGGCTACATAAGAATAAGGATTGAGAATTAGGAGGGAATCGTGGATCTTAACTTGACCGACCAGACTACGCTACGGAACACCATTGCACCCAAGGTGCAAGATCTACATGACGCGATGGAACTACGCAAGCAGATATGGGACAGGATTTCTTTTGAGAAAAAGAAACAATGGATTGTGTCGGACAAAGACCCAATCATGACATTGGCTTGGCAGACCTATCGGTATTTGAGGGACAACTTTTTTCTTGATGAGGAACGATATGGCTAACTACGCATTCACTACTGGAAAGCCCTTGCCTACGGTTGAAAACGGGCACACGTTTGTAGCGGATAATTTCACACAGGCATTGCCCCATACTACGATCTTTGAAGGCGTAACGGGCTTGACTTTCAGGAATTGCAATCTGAATAATTGCGACATCCCCGTTGATGCCGTTGAGGAGGGTTGTGGTCACATTCATCTTACCTTTTGCACAAACATCCATCCTGAATTTATTGGCAAGGGGGTCACTACATGCGATCAGGTTTGTGAACATGTAGTTGATACGGACGTAGTGACGATTGATGGAATTCCAGTTGATACCATTTACCACTACAAAAACAAGGCGGTTTAATAATGGCTGGACCCTACTACGTTGACATAGGTAGTCCTGGCGCTTGGAATGGGCGAACGGGCCTTGACACCTCAAGCAATTGTTGGCTTGGGATTTCGGGCCTTCAGAAAGCCTTTGACTACGTTACTGCCGGAAACGGCCCTGTCTACATAAAAGGCACAGGGGATTTGAGCAAATTCTACTCCGTTGGGTACGATGCAAGTTCCGGCACTACGATGACCGATGGTGAAGCCGTTTCATGGCACGATGGGGCAGGGGTCATCCATTGTGGGGATACAAGCGGGGGTAGTGGTACGGTTGAAGTTGAAATTACAAGTGGCAATGCGCCGTCTGATAACGATGTGATCACAGGCACTACGAGTGGTCAGACTATTACATGTACGGCTTCAATTGCCCTTAGTTCGGTCATGATTAATACAAATGATGGTGACTATGCTAATGGTTGGATAAAGTTCATTGGTGTAAATAGTAGTTGGGTATTTGATGAAACACGGGCAATTATTGATGCGAACAATGCAAATGTCCATGCTTTTAATTTAAGCAAAACCATGACTTGGTTTCATAACATTGAGGTCAAGAGAACGGGAACTGAAAATGGTTTTCATAGGGACAGTGGTGGAAGTGGAATTGTTTTTATAAATTGCTGTGCTAACAATTGCGACTATGGATGGTATCTTTCTGCAATTAATACTTTGTTCATTTGTTGTGTTGGCTATGCAAATACTATTGCTTGTTATAGTTCTTACAATATTAATCGAAAATTTTGGTGTTGTTTCAGGGATAACACATCGGTGGGGGCAAACTACACATCAAAATATATTGGTTGTATGGCTTATGATAATGGTTCAAGAGATTTTGGATCTATGACAAATTGCCTTATGCTGAATTGCGTTGCAAATGGGGGAGATGGGGATGGAATGAATATTGATACACATACATCCAACACAAATCTTCCATTGCTCATTGGGTGCCGTTTGACAAATCACAGCCAATCAGGTAAGTCGGGCATTGATGGGAATAGTAGGCCATTTGTTGTTGGCCATAGTTATTTTGAAGACAATGATACAAACATGAGAAATGATAGTTTGTTTAATTTTATCCCTGATGATAGCAATGCTACAACTAACATGGAAGATCAAGCGGATACAAACGAAGGATATACTGACTTGACGGATGGATCAGAAAACATGAACCTGAATTCCGATGCGACTATGCGCCGCATTGCTGTATCAATACCTACGAGTTAAGAAATGACTACTTACTACTTGGACCCTGCTGTTGGAAACGATAGTAACGACGGCTCCGATTGGGGCGCAAGCTACGCATGGGCAACCTTGCAGAAAGCCGCTGACACGGCACAGGCTGGCGATATAGTGTATTGCCGTGGGACGGAAACCATTTCCGCACAGGTTGACTTTGACACATATGGCGGAACATACACGGCAGGGTTTATCAAATTTATAGGGTGCAACGGTTCGGGCGTAGTTGATGGCACACGCTACATAGTTGATGCGAACAATGCCAATATTCATGGAATTTCGTTGGCGGTAAGCACCATTTGGTTTCAGAATTTTGAAGTCAAAAGAACAGGGACACAGAATGGATTTCGTAGGACAGGCGGATGGACACACTATTTTATAAATTGCTGTGCGAATAATTGTAGCACAGGTTTTTCACTACCATCAACATCCAATTCTCTATTTTACAAGTGTGTCGCTTATGCAAATTCTACTGGTTTTTACGTTGATGGGACATCCAACCAAACCATCTTTTGCTGTAGTCGAGATAATACGGATTATAACCATAACTACGGTATCGGTTTATATTATTGTATATCATACGATGGTGGGGTAGCGACCATAAACAACGCGGCAACTGGGTTATTGTTTTGTTCATCCATAGATGGGATTGGAAGTAGTGGTGATGGAATTACTCTTACATCCACTAGCAGTTCATCGCAACATTTCACAATGCTTGGCTGTCGTGTAACAAATTTTTCAACTTCTGGAAAGATAGGGTTAAATTGTGTCAATCGTCCGGCAATTGTAGGATATTGTTATTTTGAAAATAATGATGGTGATAATATTCAAAATACTAATGTGCTTGAAATATTGGTGGACTTGGATGGCAATACCACCAATATTGAAGATCAAAGCGACACAGATCAAGGCTACGTTGATCCAAATAGTGAGGGATCTGAAGACTATAACCTACGTTCTGATGCGACACTACGCAGGGTAGCAATAGCGATACCGACGAGCTAGATGGCAAACGAATTCTACATATCAGCTGGACTACCTCCCATTGACAACTCTGAGGGAGCTGCCAGCAATACGGCCTACGTCGCCGCTGGCCTGATACCAGACGACGTAGAAACTACGTTGTCTGTTTCCGTATTTGAAACCGTAGCAGTAGAGGATTCCCCTACTACGTCAAGCCCTTATCCGGTTGATATTGAAGACGTTGTCATCAGCATTGTATCTGCCAGAACCATATCCGACATAGTTGAGACCGTAGCCGTTGTTGATAGTGCTGACGTAGTCATTTCAACCTCAGAGATTCCAGCAGTAGTTGACTCCTTGGAATTCTCTGATAGTGTCACGGTTTACGCAGTCCCTATTTCTGATCTTGACATATCAAATGTAGTTGATTCATTTGAGACAACGGATAGTGTAGTTATTGAAGAGATAGGGATAGACTCTGGCGACATAGTTGATAGTGTAGAATTCTCCGACAACGTCACAGTGTCAGTCCCTGTAGTGGTTGAGGACATCATAGCAGAGGAGGACACTGGCGAAAATCTCAACGCGCAGCCTTTAGCTGATCCAATAGCCGTTGAGGACTCTGCAAGTGTAGTGCTTCCAGATGCCCTTGAGCTGAGCGTCTACGAAGAGATTGCCGTAAGCGACTACACATCAGCCGCACTGCCAGACCTTGAGGTTTCAGACTACGACGTAGTGGAGTTCGAAGACTCTGGTCAAGCATCCGTCCTATCGGCGGAGGATGTCAACGTTGAACCTTTGCCAGAGTCGTTCACCTTGACCGACACGGTCAGTCTGTCCATTGACGATCTTGAAGCCAGCACCTACGACGAAACTACTATTTCAGAAAACGTAGTCGCGTCTGAGGATGCACTGGATATCAGCGTTGACGATCTGACAAACCTAGAGGACTCTGGGCAAGCATCGGTAACATCCGTCTCTGACAGGAATGCGCAGCCAGAGGCCGACACATTTGAGATAACGGAAAGCACTACGTTATCTATTTCTGATCTGGAAGCAGATGTATTCGACCTCACTACTATATCTGATGTCACTACTGATGCACTTTCGGATCTTGAAGCAAGCGTATTTGACACTACTGAGTTTTCAGACAGCGCGGCGGTTCTCTCTGAATCACTACAAGTAGACGTAGTTGATAGTGTTGCGTTTGAAGATTCGGGACAGGTAGAAGTAGGCGAGATTCCAGACAGGAATATTCAGCCGTTTGAAACCGTAGAGATTACCGATGCAGTCAATGTAACTACGGAGGCCATCTCAGGGACCATTTGCTGGGGTCATGATAGTGATGTGGTTGAAAACGTAGTGAAGGATTTTACGGGCAACTGGACTGGAACAGGGGATATAGTAGGTAGTGGTGACGCGGAAGCCATTGAAATAGATAGTGGAGAAACAATGGAGTCGGAGACATGGGAGACAGGAGCGGTCCCTGTCAAGATCACACCAAACAAATACGGGACAGGAATAGGCGTAGTTCATATTGAATACAAGACAGGAGATTCGGTAGGGAATTGTGAGGCAGATAGCTGGCATGAATACGTTGGCAGTTTTATAAGTAGCGGCTATGTGAAGGTGAAGGTGAGTACGTAGTGGCTCAAGTATCACTATATGTAAATGAGATTGTAAGTGCTGGCGCTTGGACACAGGTTGGGTCTACGCCCTACCTGAATGTGCAGGATCAGCCTACGTCTTACATTCACTCCACTTCTCGTAATGCGAATTCAGATGTCTACGGATTTGCTGATAGCGCTGACCTTGGCACTATCAACTGGGTGCGACTCTACGTCTACTGTCAACATGGTGGCGCTACGAGTGACTTTGCCACTATCCTGAATGCTACGGACACTGGCCTGACTCCTCCTGCATCGTGGACTTGGGTTTATATAGATGTCACTGCTATCATAGGCACATGGTCGGCCATCAACGCGGCCACTATGTATTTCGATAAGCCCAACACTACTAATGACCCAGCCGTTGACTGTGCCTACCTTCTTGTTGACTACACTGAGTCATCTGATCGTAGTGTAAACAAATTTGAAACCGTAGCAATTACGGAAAGCAGGACTGTAAGGATACAAGATGCGTTAAAGATAAACAAATCTGAAACCGTAGCAGTTACAGATACAAGAACAGTTTCAATGCCGCGAGCCGTCAATAAGTTTGAAACCGTAGCGGTCACGGACACAAAAACAGTTTCAGTTACTCGCAACATTCCTACCAAGTTTGAAACCGTAGCATTCGCGGAAAGCAGAACCGTCACACTGCCAGATGCTTTAAAGATCAGCACCTACGACAACATAGGGTTTGAAGACATAGTGGACGATATCTCTATCCCTTCAGCTGGGATAGAGTTTGATGCGGCTGGCCCAGGTGATAGCGGAACTATTGAATCCACTATCTCTTGGTCACATACATGCACTGGCTCTGATGGAATTCTAATCGTAGCGACGTTTGACACTGGTGGCACTGACAGAGTTACGAGTGTCAAATACAACTCCGTTGATCTGAAGCTATTTGGTCGCTCCGATTATTCAGGCTCTTTTGTAAGCGAACTATGGTATCTGGTAAATCCTGATACAGGAACAAATACCATAGAGGTTGTTCACTCCACAACGCCTGGTGTTTTGGTAGGCACTTCTGTAAGCTACGTCGGAGTCAATACAGACTTTCCTTTTGGATACTGGGCAAAGAAAGGAGGAACTGGAGAACCATCACTGACTTTAAGTAGTAGTTCAGATGAGGTAGTGATTGATGCTCTCGGCTCTTGGCATCCTCTAGATCCAGTCCCAGATGGAGGACAGACACTACGTGCCCAAAAAGAGTGCGATACGGATGCATACTATCATGTGTCTTTCTCCGAAAAGCCAGGTGACACCTCAGTTACTATGGGGTGGAATTCACTAACTGTTTGGGCGCACACTGCCGTAGCACTACGCCCTACTGGTAGTGGTCCTAGTGAAGTCTATCTCTACGATGTTTATGACTCAACCGTAGTCAGCGATGTTCCTTCCGCAAGTCTGTCCGATCTTGAGATTTCTGTCAACGATACTATGCAGCTGGAAGACAGCGGTAGTTGTTCACTTGGAATAGTATTTGATGCGGTAGGCCCTGGCGATTTTAATGATGATTCAACTACACTATCTTGGTCGCACACTTGCTCTGGCTCTGACAGGATTCTGCTTGTAGCGACGTTTGACGAGCTTGGTAGCGGAGGTCGGATATCAAGCGTTAAGTACAACTCCGTAGATTTAAAGCGGTTTTGTCGTATTTTTAATGCTATAGCTTCTGGCATCTGGACAGAACTATGGTATTTGGAGAATCCAGATACAGGGTCCAATACTATAGATGTTGTTTTTTCTGCAAGCGTTGGAGTTAAACTTGGCATCTCTGTAAGCTACACTGGAGTAAACACCGACTATCCTTTTGGATACTGGGCAAAAGGGTCAGGTCAGTCTTCCGAACCGTCGTTAAATTTAAGCAGTAGTTCCGACGAACTAGTAGTTGATGCTCTTGGTGCAGGTAATACATTAGATCCTGTTCCAGATGGAGGACAGACACTACGGGCGCATAGGGAAGGGGAGACAGCTACTGCATATCACATATCTCTATCAGAAAAGCCAGGTGACACCTCAGTTACTATGGGGTGGAATACCCTGGCGTTTTGGATTCATATTGCTGTAGCGCTACGTCCTGCTGGTAGTGGTCCTAGTGAAGTCTATCTCTACGATGTTTATGACAGGGTTGGAGTAAGTAGTGTTCTTAGCGGCAAAAGCCTGTCAAATTCTGAAATCTCTGTCAACGACACTACTCAATTAGAAGATAGCGGCAATGCTAGTATCGCTGATCTTGGAGACTACGAAGTAAATGTCTATGATGAGACAGGAATCAGTGATGTTCCTGATGTTGTTATATCTGATCTTGAGATCTCTGTAAACGACACTACGCAACTGGAGGATGATGGTAGTGCTAGTGTTGCTGATCTTGGAGACTATGAGGTAGATGTTTACGATGAAATTGCAGTTAGCGATATTCCTTCTGCAAGTCTGCCTGACCTTGAAGTTTCAGTCAATGATACTACGCAACTGGAGGATAGCGACGACACAAGCCTGTCAGATCTTGAGGCATCAGTAAACGACACTACGCAACTGGAAGACAGTGGCAGTGGGAGCTTGCCTGACCTTGAGATCTCTGTCAATGACAGTACACAATTGGAAGACAGCGGCGATGCTGGCATTGAAGGGCTTGAGGACTATGAAGTCGATGTTTACGATGAGACGGCTGTCGATGACACTACAGCACTTGCACTTTCCGACATAGAGCCTAGCACTACTGATTCTTTTGATCTTTCGGATTACTCCGCCGCGTCCCTCAAAGTCACTATCGATGACATTGTCATTGAGACCGGACTGCCTGAGATAGTAGCCCATGAAGACGTAGCAATAGACGACTCTGTAAGCGTGGAAGCAGAGGCCCAGCCCTACTACGACTTAGGGGTCTTGGACTCTTTCAATATTTCTGACACGCCCAGCCTTGAGATAGATCTTGAGATCACTACATATGAAGAGTTTGAATGTAGTGACGCGGCTTCTGCCACACTGCCCGATGCGCTGGAGATCACTACATATGAGGAGTTTGAATGTAGTGACACTGATTCAGCCCTGCTACCGGACTCTTTGGAGATCACTACATACGATGAGGTGATATGTAGTGAGTATGTAAATGCCTATGTGCCTGAAATAGGGGTCATCCAGCTCTCTGTAGACGATGAATTAGGCGCTCAGGACTCCGCATTTGCCTCTCTGGACGATCTTGCCCTAAATGCATATGAAGAGGCAGGGTTAGAAGATCAAACGGCTGTGGAGCTTCCTGATGCATTGGAGATCACTACATATGAAGTAGTGGAATTCAGCGACACAGCACAGGCTTCACTACCAGATTCGCTTGAGATCTCTTCATACGACGAGATAGTAGTTGAAGATTCTGGATCTGCCCAAGTTGAATCAGCTCCTAGTAGATCCGTAGATGTCTACGATGAGCTTGAAATAGTAGATAGTGCTGCTGCAATCCTGCCAGACGATTTGGAGATCACTATATATGACGTAGTGACAGTGGCGGAAGCTGATCCAGAGTTGCTGGTTGAAGAAGAGGGCATTAGATATGTAAACAAATCGGAGACCGTAGAGTTTAGCGAATACGCCGCCCTGGATGTCAGTGACCCACAGGTCAGCGACATAGTTGATAGTGTAGCGTTTGAAGATAGTCCAACGGTGAGCGTGGAGTCTGTTCCTACGAGATCGGTCAGCGTATACGATGAGGTAGGGGCTTTAGATAGTGTCAATGCTGTTCTGCCAGATGCTCTGAACATCACTACATATGAGGAGTTCGAATGTAGCGAAACGGCTTCGGCCAGTGTGTCAGTCATTCCTGTCAGGACTGTTTCGGTTGTTGATTCCTTTGAGCTTACCGATAGTGTAGTTGCTGAGCTGGAAGACCTTGAGGTCTCAGTAGTTGAAGAAGTAGCACTATCCGATCAATGCTCTTCAGCCACAGGAGATCTGGATGCCTCAGTAGTTGACAGTGTTGGGGCAGAGGATAGCGCGACTGTAGATATAGTGCTCACTGTCAGCACCTACGATGGCCTGGAGTACAGTGACACTGACTCCGCCACATTGCCTGATGCTTTGGTCGTCACTGTCCATGATGACGTAGCACTGGAAGATACTGGATCTGTTTTTGTAGAGGCGGAAGGGACTCTGTTTACTGGCGTAGTTGACTCCGTAGCCATAGAGGATGCTTCAACTGTCTACATAGTGAGTTTGGGCAAGATAGTAGATCCTACTATTGTTAGTAGTTCTACTGGCAGGACACTTGAGGATAGTAGTCCATCTAGGACTTTAAGTAGTGGTACTCCCACTAGGACACTTGAGGATAGTAGTCCATCTAGGACTTTAGGTAGTGGTACTCCTATCAGGACTATTACCTCTGCAAAATACGATTAAATGGAGGGAAGGGAAATGGCAGTGACAGAAGTGTTTTATCTTGGAGAGGACAATGCTTTCAAGCTGACCTTGAAAGAGGATGGTAGTGCAAAGGATTTAACGAGTGTAACTGAGGTAGTGCTCACATTCAGCGATGGCACTACCATATCATCTGATGATTATCCACTTGCTTTTGATTTCACTACAGAAGCTGTAGATGGTAAGATCACAGTGTCGTTGAATGAGGCCGCTGCTGCTGGATTAACAAGGCAGACCTATGTAGTGGAGATATCCGTAATCGATCCAACAAATACTGATGGAGTAGATTGGGGTGCATTTAAATTGATGGTGATATAGTGAACTACGACGCACTAGAAGACTTGACTATGAATGCTATCCCTTCATATAGTAGTGCTGCTGGGTTTCTCTTTGTTTTCTTTTTCTCTCATAGTAGTCCACCAAGATAAAATGTAGTGTAGTAATAAAAAGGGGGCTAGGTTATCCTACCTAACCCCCTTGGCAATGCATCCACATTGTGCTGATGTGTGCATTAGACACGGGGTGGCTTGCTTGTTCTCAACAACTACCTAGTAGTTCTGATGCTGATTAGGACCGCTCGGCCTCTGAGCTACCGCACCATATAGTAGTGAATGTTTTTATTGGAGGTGCGGAGTGGATTTGAACCACTGACCTGTCCGTTATTTGAACTACTACCAGTTATAGAGAACTACAATAATGCCTGACACTGTGGGGCATAACACTAAAGCTTACGAACTACTGCACTACTTCAACTGTATTTTTGAGATACATCCATAGCGGCTTACGTAGTTAATGTAGTGAATCTTAATATGACCTTTAACTTACCCCATCGTTAGGACTACACCTTTCCGTAGTTTATGTAGTCCATTATTTTCTTGCCTAGTTCTACCTTTATAGTTGATTCTTCATTGGCCCTCATTCTGGCCTTCTTGAATTCCTGAGTGAGCTTATCGATTCTTTTAAGCAGCTCCGACTTAGCAGCTGGGGAAATCATTCCAGACCATCTGGTAGTGATGTAGTTGCCTACCGGAACATCCTGACTGACCTTCTCTATCTGTGCAGGGTGTTTGTCCGTAGCGTCGTAGAGTACAACTGCTTTGATAGTCTTTTCAGTCTTCCACTTTGTTTCAGGCTCCTTTGCCTTGTATACTCCTTTGCCTTGTGATTCATCTATCTCCCATTCTATTCCTGGCTGTAGTGTAGGGATAGCCTCATACATCTTTCTCCACTGAGCAAGCCTTGTCTCCATTGCGAGTAGTAGTGTCGCTGGCAGGGTGCAAGTGAATTCCTTGCCGTCAATGTGTACCGTTGAGGATGCTACAGTATTTGTCATTTCTTTTTCCGTTGTGCAGTCGATGTGCTTTACAAGATGCTCTGCTACGTAGTCAAGCTTTGCCTCTACTGTAGTAGTAAGGGCTTTCACCTCCTCCTGCCCTGCTTCCTCCTGCTTTCTGGCATCATCAAACATGTGTAGTTGTTTGATAGAAGCCATAAAGTGATCTGCTCTTTTTGAGAAAGTAGTGATTGCCTCATCCACTATTTTCTTTGCTGTGTTCTCCAGATCCCTGTCTACTGCTAATACTTCATGTAAGGCCGACATTGTTAATACCCTCCTTTTCCAAAGTTCAATCTTAGACTTAAATCATTATCAACTACATATTCATCTCTGGCTTTTGCCGCTAGTAGCGGTGTCTTGAAATAACCAATGTGCTTTCTCCTTCTATTGATATAAACATATGCTGACCACGGGTTTGTAAGATTTTTCAATGTAGTAGCGTATGTTACTCCTACGTAGCCACTACTATTGTTCCGCTGCCTATTTCTATTATTAGAGTTTTGTTTTGGTGTGACAAATCTACAATTCTCAGGTGCATAATTTTTATTGTTGTCCTTTCTGTCAATTTGTAGTCCTTCCTCCCATCCGTTATTCAGCGCCCAGTTATAGAAGTGTAGAAAATTGTCTCTCCATTGCTTGCATACGGTGATGCCTCTCTCTCCATATGTGTAGTATCTATTGTCTCCTTTATAGTAGCAACGTCTTTTCATCCTTTGCCACGTAGTGTAGAGAGGATGTTTCATGGTAAGTCCATGTTTGAATTGACCATTATTAGGACCGTATGCCTTTCCACTCATAAATCTGAATCCTCCTTTGTGTAGTTAATATTAATCTGTAAGAGGCGAGACACTACTATCTTTCCCTCTGCTCACCGTGACCAGTGACCTCCGTTTGATAAAAGGTTAATAATAGTAGTGACAAACCAGAGCAGTGTCTCACCTCCTTTGGCAA